AAAGGTACGTTCCGTTCTCCCAAAGGTACGTTCCGTTCTCCCAAAGGTACGTTCCGTTCTCCCAAAGGTACGTTCCGTTCTATATCATTGTGTTGAAATTTAGAATATTCGTCGAACATCACCGATTTTCCATCACCCTCGACAATTCCCGGATTATTATATGACGCATCATCTACTGGAAGATATATGCTGCTCATATCTACCAGAGGATATATGCTGCTCATATCTACCGGAGGATATATGCTTCTCATATCTACCAGAGGATATATGCTGCTCATATCTACCGTAATACTATTGTTTGAATTTTCAGATGTTATTGACGACGACGACATCTATATAAGTTGTAATGCGACGAATTCTCGCTAAATATATAATATGTTTCGGTCGTCCAGCGCATTAACAACCGTCCATAATACGGTTTTCTCCAGAAATATAAACTTGAATCTCCAGAATGGCGACTCTTCCAATCAATTAATCGTTGCCATGTATAGAAAATTGGCAGCGGTCGTGTATACGATTAATACATTGATGAAGGAATATTCGAAGGGTAATTTTTATGCAGTGGCGAATATTCTGACAGAGGCGACTTACAAAAAACTGTCTATTAATCTTGCGAGACTGGCAGTCCCATCAAATAAATACCATGATTACGAAACGATTCGAATGTCGAGTACATCTTCTTTAGGAGGACTTTATCAATCGATTTTGCAGTATTCCGAATTAGTAGATACAAAGAACAAGTTGGAAATTTCGAAGGAGCACGAATCTATATTGTACGACAGAGTAAAATTGCAGGAGTTTATAAACAAATTGAATCAAAACAAACGTCTTTTCCCCGATAGTAACGTGACAGTAAAAAAAGCAACACTAAAACCGGAGTACGCGGAATATATAAAACACTACGGGTTTCCAGAAGGTGCCGTGTTTGACCCAGATAAACTCGCGTTCATTCTTCAACTTCTGGGTATGACGAACGCCTAGACGCGAAATAATGGATTGAATGAAGTGAATACATACTATTATTCATTTCATTTATACAAAAACATACGACCTAGACGTTTAAGCAGACTCGTCATCAGCAACCTCCGTGTTGGCGGGGGAAGCAACGATCTTCAGGCGAATCTCGTAACTGCGGGATTCGATCGCGCCGACGCCAGTGAGTTCCTCCTGACCATCCGCAGCAGCGATGGTAACTTTGAAACTGATGGAGTCATCGACCTGGAAAGGAAGTGATTGCTTTTCATCACTGGCGTTGATTCCGGCGAAACGAGTGATGGCACTCTGTGTCATCTGCTGAAGAAGAACGCGGCAAAGATTCTCAGAAGTCGCGTTGCTGTTGTCCATGTATTTAGCACCAGCACCACCTTTGATATCAGCATGGGAACCAGACGGGCCGACCTTGGCAATCTTCTCCTTGATGTCGAACCAGGTGTTTCCTGAGGCAGTGCTGCCGCAGATAAGACGCAGATTCTCGAGCAACTCTGCTTCGTTGTTGAACAGATCGACACCGTAGTGTGTGTTGAACAACTTCTTGGCAAGGTAACGAACGAAATCGTGAGCAACAAGCATCTTGTTGGATTCCAAAGGACCCGCACTGTTGCTAGTGGCGATGGGGTCTCTGGCATCAGGAGCATCCAACATCGCGTTAGCAGGGTTCAACTCGGGCCACGCAGCAGGATCAACGTAGTACTTAAGATCGGTGGTTTCCTCGTTGGTAATATCATTGGAATCAGACTGGTACTTGAAGCAGTCCTTGATATCATCAAGCGCCACTTCAAAGATGGCAACAGCAGACACATCGAGGGTAGGGATCGTGCTGGTCTGGACATCAGCAGCAACACCCATTTGCACAGAAGACTCTAAGTCGGTAAGAACGAAGTGGACGGACATCTCTTGGTATATACTACTAAAACAAGATTCAAAGTACAAAAATTATAACTGTACTCAGAACGCATTTTTCTTAGATTTTTTCGAATTTTAGTGGATACGATTTCGACCGGTTGCATCAAAAATACCATTTACCATATACGAGGGGGTATGCATGGTTGATAAGGAATTCCAGACGTGAAACAATTCATAATTTAGATATTTTTATCAACATTTGCCCTGTTATGATAATATGGTGTCATTTCGAATATAATTGTTCGATTTCGAGCATGAAGGAAAAATCGTTCCCTTCCAAGTTCACCGGGTCGCCGTATTTGTCTATGAGACGTATGTGGAGTTTCTCCAGTCGAATCGGTCCGAAATATTCGCGAGTTTTGAATAGCAAATTACCGCCGTCCATTGTCACAATCGTATTCATTCCACTTGTTACGGTAATCCGCCCCATAATATTGTTTCCTAAGTAGGCATCGTTGACCGTTTTGGAGAAGAATGTATTTGCGGTGGAATTGCGATTGAAGTCGTCGATTTCCAAGAAAATGTAATTTTGCACGGAACTTCCGTAACTCGATTCGCTTTCTAAATACCAGTTATACACATGTTGATTGTATTCCTCTATATCGATGATTGTTTTCGGGTTTTCTTCTTTGTACGCGACGGTATATGATGGGAGTTTAAATCCCATCATCCATCCTGCACATTTGTATAATGGTTTGGATGGGATGGCAAAGTCGACTGTAAAATAAAAACTGGTGTTCAATATCGGGTCTATTATATAAGTATTTCGAGTATCATCGCCGACTTGTTTTGTGCGAAACAAACACCTTGCGTTAATTTCATTGACATCGAAATAGATATACTCGAGTCCGTTTCGCATATTTGAAAATATGTTATTTATACTCGATGCTAATAAATCCGACCTGTAATTACCGTCGGGAATCGTAATTGTATTTGTCATAACCTCTGGATACGGATCGTTCACATCTATTGGCGTAGGGCAATTGTAAATGGTTACGACGAATGTGTTGCTCTTGTTTTCCGTTGAAAACACGTACCACGAATTGGGGAATTCGATGGAAGATATTTTTAGAGAGGTCACTTTGTTGATCGGGTCGGGGAGTGTGTAAGTGAAATCGGTCGATTTTGTCGTTTGGTAGTTTTTTCTAAAGAGAGAGTCGATGGAGAGGACCCGTTTTGTTGTTTTGCGGTCAATCCGGTCATCCGTACTTGGTCGCAAAAAGTGTCCATTTCCCACATTTTGTACACTTCTCGCGTTCCTCAAATCCATGGACATTTATTGGTATGTTATATCATTTCTTCTGAAACAATGGAGTCCTGTTTACCCGAAAGGGTCGCATTCTGCTTGTCCGAAAGGGTCGCATTCTGCTTGTCCGAAAGGGTCGCATTCTGCTCGATTACAACTTCCGGGGGAGAAGACCATTCGCTATATGCCATCGCCTTTGACGTAGGACGGTCTAGCGCCAACAATATATCCAACGCTTTCATGCGATTATCGAGAGGCGCGGGTTTTCCTCCTCTCGGTAATTTCCGATGTATTTGTTTCCAGCGCCATTCGAATTGCAGTGCTGCTTGCCAGGTGGGGAATCCACTGACATAACAATGTCGGTGCCATGTCTCGCCTCTCGCCACTTTTACGGATGTTGCTACCGCACCGCCCTTGATTTCTTTGTTGTGTTGTCGGAGACGATGGTCTAAATCTACTGTGGCGCCAACGTAGGTTGCGCCTGATGTACTTACGAGAAGATAGACAAATTGAGGCATCCAATCAAACCTGTGGTATGGTATATTAATGTCTATTCGTATTTTGTGTTGCCATAATATACCTGCCCCGAGCAGTTATCGGAGAAACACAAATCGTCATATACGCTAAATACCTATCTTCCCGAGACTGGAAGGACTCGTTCAAAATCACCTACAGAATAGAGAAGCGTCCTGTTTTTTTGCAAATGTAAAAACTATGCTAAACCGAAAAACGTGTAGCAATGATGTTCTGTCTTCAAATATATATGGCATATTGAAACTCATGAGCGAATATGAATCTGAAAATGTCATTGATCGTCCTCGAACGTTACGCCAACTCACGGAATATGATGGAATTTTACAAGATATCCGAGATATGCGAGTTTTGTCAAAATCCCAATTATATTATTTGCGAACCTCTCCGTCGAACCTCTTGAAAATCGTCGAGTTGTATAATTTTGTTATACAGAACGTAAATGAAGTTTGTCATAATATTTCCGCGTTAAATAGTACTTAAACAATAACATCTAGAATTCTTCATATTTAAACGCACCAACCTCTCGTCTTTTAAATGAACGAATCCAATAATGTTCTTACGATAAAAACCGTCCAGATTCAACCGATTCGTAATGTGATTGCGGCGCTAAAGGAAACATTGACCGACGCGACCATCACCTTCACGAAACACGGTCTCAAGATCATCAATTTCGACAATTCGCATACCATTCTGGTGAATGTGGAGTTGAATGCGAAGAATTTCGAGTTCTATCACTGCGAACCCGACAAGATTATTGTCTGTGTGAATACTCAGCAGTTGTCTAAAGTCATCTCGTCGATGTCGAATGATGATACGCTGACTATCTACATTGACCGCACGAGTTACAACGGTGGTATTGTGACGGATCTCGGGTTCCAGTATGTGAATGGTAATATCAAGCAGAGTTATGATCATAAATTGCGGTTGATGAATACGGATGTGGACGAGTTCGGGTTCCCGGAGAAGATTGATTACCCGACGATTATCCGGATGCCTACTACGGATTTCCAGAAGATTGTGCGCGATATGAATGCGATTTCGGGGCGCATGGAAATCAAGTCGGTGGGGAGTGAATTGGTGTTTTCTTGCGAGGGTGCTTTCGCTAAATGCCGGGTGAGTCGGTCGGAGTCGGACAACAATCTGGATTTTACGAAGATGGCGTCTGCCTCGGTGGTGATTCAGGGAGAGTTTTCCCTAAAGTCGCTGAGTCATGTGACGAAGTGTACTCCGTTGTGTACCCATTTGGAATTGCAGTTGGATAATCGACTGCCATTGATGGTGAAGTATGATGTTGCTTCTTTGGGACATATTCAGTTGTGTTTGGCGCAGTTGCCTCCCGTTTAGGGAACCTTTTGCTACGCTAAGGTTCCCCTAAGACCCCTCCCTTTTTTTGCGGGACTAAAGTCCCGCTGGCGCTCGCGAAGCGAGCGCTCATTCATAGACACCATTAGGTTCGAGATGCAGTATTTTGTGTTCCCTTCGAAACCCTCCTTTCTTTGCGCTCGCGAATATGAAGTGGATGAAGCATAATTATTTACGGATTCACTGTAATTTGCTAAATCATTATTTAATTTTGAAAAAATGATTTAACGTCTGCGATTTCTGCGCGATTTTCTGACGCGGCGTTTTTGTTTTCTGGATTTCCTTGCGCTCCCCCCCCCGCGCTACAATTATCATCGACTTCTACATTATCAATCATTTTTTCATGGATTGTAATTTTTTCAAACCTATAATATGTTACATCTCGTAATCCTGTAAAAGTATCACCGGGAATATTTTCCTTTCCGGGCAAAGGTTCAATATATTTTCCAAAAGGAAATTTATTTGATTTCCATCTGTAACATTTTTCTGTGGAAAAACTCATTATACATAATAAATTATATAATTAATCGTCTACTAATTGAGGCGTCCTTTTAGTGTAGCAAAAAGAACATAATTACGAAGTGCTGCTATATAGTGTTTATTTGTTATATTAGATAATTTAATATTATGTAAAAATATGTGAGTTTTCGTATACTAAATAAAAACCGTAACAAAAATCTCTCTTTTATTTTGCCAAATAATATTTTAGCATACGAAGTGGAAGTACCTAGAACGCAGTGCCTACAAGCGAAGCGGGTGTCCCCCCTCTTCTAAAATAATTTGCAATAAAAATTACAAATTATTTACTATGGATAAGCGCTCGCGAAGCGACAGCGGGACTAAAGTCCCGCGAGAAAGGAGGGTTCAGAAGGGAACCTTGGTTCCCTTCAAAATTCGGGTTTATGTGCCTTGAATGCGACCCCGTGTTTGGTCAAATTCGGTATATCGATAATCACACTCCCATCCTGCATCGACATGTCTGCCATCCAGATCTTGACAATACAGAATGATTTCTTGGGACTTACCGTGATTCCATTGATAAGCGGACTGTACTTGGGATTCGATGACAGTGTCTCGCCGCACATGGAATAAAACAACGTTTTCCACACCTCCGGTACAAATTTATTTGCCACTTTATAAGAGAAGAACCCTCCATTACGGTTCTTCGGGTCTTCCCACATTGGCGTGACGCCAGATCTCATGACAAACAACATGCAGTATTTCGTGACATTCTGGGTCAACGAATCAACGATCGCAATCAATTTGTCGGTGGTATCAATATCGCCCAGAATCAATTTGTAACTTGCTAAATCCCAACTCTTGTTCTGTGGTAAATGATAATACAAATCCCATTTACCAAGAAGCGCGTTCTTGACGGGATCTTCGAGAGAATTTTGTGCGACTTGATTGATGTTCATTTCTTTTAAGCAGCACAAACCCTATATTGTATTTAATCGATTATTCTTTATACGTTTTGAAAAGGAAGAAAATGATAATTATTCATGTTATTATTTTCATATAAGTATTGTTCAATTTTCGACGTTACATTCTTTCGTTTCTTCTTGTTCTATCTCAACTTGGGTCGGGGTCGGGGTCGATAAATCGACAATGCGATACCCATCCCATTCCAACCGAACATATTGTTTGCTGGTCAACGAAAACACTTCCGAGTCTTCATCTACAATTCTTAGTTCGTATTCCGATTCATTGAAAGACCATCGCGCATACATAGGCAAATGTTCCAAATAACGCAAAACATATGCTTTTGAAAGAAGTTCGTTTCCAGCAAAATAATGCGACTTGGGAACTTCAAACTCCAATGTATGGTTGCCGCATTTATATTCTATCTCCAAAAACCGGGCAGAAGATGTCTTCAGTTCGGTCAAATCTGGGTCTGCATCGGCATTTTTTGCCAGTTTTATGACTGAGGCGGTTGGGCATATTTTTGCAATAATAATCGCATCGTCAATGTTATATTTATTGTATTTTTTTGCAGTTAAATAGGCGTCGTGTATAATAGGGTAGAATCTCCCGCTGGGGTCTAATACCTCGTTTGTATCATTCGACCAATTGCCCAAATCTGGGGGGACAATGCTTACATAATTATCGCAAGTTAATGCCTTCATACCATTTGCGACGCATCCGGTGCTTAGTATTGCGTTATATGCTTGCACTTGCGATTGTTCGCGGAACAAAGTAAAGAAAGACGATTGATATTCGCATAAACTTACCCACGCCGGGTCGGGTCGTTCTATTTTGTCACAGGTTAGGTAAACAAACGCCGCAACTATGGCAGCAATCGCATTGTCGATAAATGTGCATAACAAGTCAAATGTCGAATGCTGTTTTCTATAGCATCTGTATTTTATTTTGATTTGTATACAAAGTCGGTTGTATGCTACCAGTATTCTTATCACGTTCTGAATAACCCGTTTTTTCGTTTCTTCGGAAATCAGCGTGTCCATGGCAGGTTCTTTCAAATTATGAAATTACACCAAAATGAGTTTATATCATTTCGGGCATTTATATTATTCTGATTTTGCGGATTGGATTGTCGGTTTCTTCCTACTAGACGTTCAATACAACGTTGTTTCTAAATCCGCACTTTTCGTTAAGAATGGACAAAACGTATATGCCGTTAGGTCTTTCGATTTTATTGCTTCACGGTACTTTATGTCGATCGGCATATCAATCTTCCACGTAGCGTCTAACAACCGGTCAATACTCGCATTATTAACAATGTATGCTTGTGTGCCGTAAAAATCTTTGGTCGTGTCTATATGGCAAACATCATCTGTCAACGGGTCTCCCATATTATTCGAAAGAGTTTCAATGTACAATATATCAAAATCGTGTTCCGACATGGAATCTAACGTCGATTTTAACTTTTCTTCGAATCCGTCCACGATAATATTGAAATCGTCCTCGAAAATCACCGTATATCCGTCTGGATTTCCATCCGATTCAATCAACTTCAAAATATAATAATGACTCAAAAAACATCCAATCTCGCGTTTTCGATGTTTTGAATCTTCTTTGAACTCTTCTGCTACGATTTGGTCAGGTACGTTATCCATATCGACATCTTCTCCGATGATTGCGTCAAATACATTTATGACTGTGTTTATTTTTTTTTGTTGAGTTTGTATGTTGTTTATTCGCTTGTCTTGTCCTTTCATGCTAATTACGTAATAATCAATCTGCGGTTCGTCATTTTCGAATGATTCTTTTAGATTGAAAACCCCGGAAACCAAAGATATTCCGACTATAAAGATTAGGGCACAAATAACCCACTTTTTAGCATACCGCATTATATTTTATGAGCATAATATAAAATAACATGCTCAATGGTATTGATGTCGTGTATTGGATTAATTTAGACCGGTCGAATGATAGACGCGATAATATGAATGCGATGTTTCGGGACGACGCGTTTAAAAATATAAGAAACGAGAGGTTTTCAGCAATCGATTATAAAACCAATGATGTGATGAAGCAGTTCATTTTGGACGAATCGGAGTATAAAAACAACCAACCGGAATATGCCTGCTTTTTATCGCATCTAGAAACGATTCGACAATTTGCGAATTGTGATTTGCCGGATGATGCAGTCGCACTGATAATGGAAGATGATGCGAATCTGGAATACAAACCGTACTGGAAAACCCCGATCGAAAATGTAATCGAAAATGCGCCGTCCGATTGGGAAATTATCATGTTGAATTATATGTTCTTGGATGGAACCGAACTTCCAGATTTAACCGGGTTTTCAGATTATGAGAAGAATAATGGACAGTTTTTCAGTGCTCTGGCATATTTAATGCGAAAGTCTACCGCAAAACATATGATGAATAAAATGTACCATTCCGGTAAATACGACTTAGACCCCTCTGCGAAGTCTCATCATGCGGATGAGTATTTGTTTACGACATTGAATACATATGCGTATAAATATCCATTTTTCACATATAAAACTGAGAATGAATCTTATTTGCATCCGAACGATCTAGATAACCATAAACGGTGCAAATTACATATTGCGAAAACGTTATATGGAATCGACCCGTCGAACGAGGGGTTTTCGACCATAGATGGGTCTTTTTATTTTGGGGATAAAAGCATTCTACTATATCTGATATTTGCGTTGTGTTTCGTTTTAATCGGGTGGGTTATATTGAATCGGAATAGCACACTTAAATATTTGAAAAGAGCAGTGAATTTCATTATACATAAAATCAAAACAACATAAATGTGCTACATATATAATAATTAGTATTGCCCATAGAATGCCGAAAATTATTATTATTGAAAAATCCGGGACGGTAAAAACTACGTCGGTGAAAGATTTCGCGGAAGAAACTCTTTATAAGAAAGCAGGTCTTAAATCAGGTGAAGGATTTGTTTTGCAACATACGTGGGGCGCAGAGGATGGACTTGATCAGTCGATTAAATTGTATGCTAAAAAAACCGGAAGATCCGGACAAGAAAATAAATACGATTTCCCTCCTCCCGTCGATGAAGTTTTGTTTTTTGGTGCGTGTGTTTTGGTAGGGTGTGATTTGGAAACGAACGAGGTGGTTGATTTGGAGGAGGAGGATTGGGAGGAGATTTATGAATTTTTATTCGGCGGATTTGAAGACTTGGGATCGGAAGATTCGGAGGACGACGAGGACGACTTGGATACTGACGAAGAACTGGAGACTATCCAGAAAACGACTGGGACAGTTGTAAAGCAGACAAAACAGGGGTATGTAAAGGATGGGTTTATTGTGGATGATGATGAGGCGGAGGAATCAGATGAAGAATCAGATGAAGAGTCGGAAGATACTCCGCCAAAGAAGTTGTTGGTGAAAGGCAGACCCCCTGCTGCGACAAAATCGGTACAGGTTCAACCGCAGACCGAAACAAATATGCAGATAGAGGATTGCGAGAGCGAATTGAGCGAGGAGGAGTATGACTAAGGGCACTAACAAGGGAACCAAGGTTCGATACGCAGTGCCTTGTGCCCTTCGAAACCCTCCTTTTATAACCGCCCCGAAGGGGCGGTGGGGGTTTCCAAAGGGGGCGTTGCCCCCTTGGTCGACCGCAAGCGAAATTGCGAAAATTGAACACAACAATTTAAAGATGTAATATTGCAATATAATATCTTTCATTTAATATTGAAAATGTCATTCAACATTCAAAACCCGGAACAATTTCGTAAAAACATTCGCAATAAGATATCTATTTTATTAACGAATAAAGAGATTCTGCAACAGATTGCGGATAATCACAAAATTACGCCTGTTACTGTCGCTATCAACTTCGAGAAAGGCATTTTCAACTATACCATTCGCGAGTGCAACTTCAAGAAACTGGTGAAGAAATGGGAAAACCCGACTTTCGTGCAAATTTATATCGACCGTCTTCGCATGGTATTCAACAACCTATCGTCTCCCACGATCGTCACTGGATTGATTTCCGGTGACATTCTACCACAAGGAGTCGCGTTCATGACACATCAAGAAATTCAACCGGATAAATGGAACCCGCTTATTGAGAAGAAGACAAAACGCGATGCGTCGAAATGCGACAAGAAAATTGGCGCATCGACTGCCATGTTTACCTGCTCTAGATGCAAATCGAAGAACTGCACGTATTATGAGATGCAGACTCGGAGTGCGGATGAACCTGCTACGATCTTCATCACTTGTCTGAACTGCGACAAGCACTGGCGGAACTAAGGGAACCAAGGTCACTGCGTTGCGCCCTTCTTTGCTTCGCTTAAACCCTCCTTTTATCATTGAACTAAGGGCACTACGTAGTACCAATCACTTCGTTATGCCCTTTACACCTTTTCTCGTTTAACGTCTAGTCTGCCGGAGGCAATGGGCAAAAACCCATACGACTAACGTATATGACTAGTAGTGTTTTCCGTTGCCATAAGATAACTGCCCCTCAGGCAGTTATTGAAGGGCAACAAAAAATACGACTAGACATTAAAATGCCCTCCCGTAGGGAAGACGCTAAAAAAATAAAAAATGTAAAATCAATAGTAGGATTTTCACCTACGATGGTCTTACTTTTTCATCTTCTTTTTTGTAGCACCATTAAATTATTTAGGTAAAACAAATATAATAATATTATATTACATGGCTATGACTAAAAGTGAGTTAAGAAAATTAGCGATTAAACATTTGAATAAAAACAAGAATGTGCAATCTATAAAAAAACAACTGTGCGAACAATTTATAGACAGAAAACAAAAAAAAGATTGTATGACTGCATTTGATAAAAGTTTTATAAAATCATTTATATCTTCTCGTGAAAACCAGATGTATAATTATTAGTTACACCTTTTCTCATATAAAATGGGCGTTTTAACGTCTAGTCGTATGGGCAAAAACCCATACGACTAACGTATATGACTAGTAGTGTTTTCCGTTGCTATAAGATAACTGCCTGAAGGGCAGTTATTGAAGGGCAACACAAAATACGACTAGACATTAAATGAGAAAAGGTGTAAAACCCTCCTTTTAGTTATTGAACATCCTCTCCCACTTTCCTTAAATTCGCAAACATATTTTCCCATGCTTCCCGGTAAGTAATAATAGTATATTTCAAGTCCCATTTTTTACAGAATTCAACCAATTCTTTGCTAACTTCCGGTCCTCTGTATTGAGGCATCGAAGGAAACAAATGATGTATCACCTGATTATTCAGATGACCCATTATCCAACTAACTGCCCAATTTTGCGGTTCAATATCCACCGTATGTTCTACCGCATATTGTACCCAATTCGGGTTCTCATTCGACTCGATGGTAGGCATGAATGTATGCGACAACGAAAACTGACCAAAAAGGTAAACGCCTGCTGTCCATAATGTGATAAAATGATACAACAACGCACGATAAAACGACGCCTCTCCGATTTTCATAAATAGAAAAATACGAGATACATGTCCAATCGATACAATCAATGCCTGTGTCACATTCCGGTCGCGTATTATTTTGCGAGGATGCAAATACAATAACCAGAACAGCATAACAAATAACCCGGAAGTAACCGGCAAAAATGTATAGACTTGGTATTTCAACCACAATTTTACTGCTTTATCTAAGAGTGAAGTACCACTTTGTTTATCCGTTGTACCTACTAGTTCGTTACTTGACATCTCCGGCAAATCGCTTACGGACTCTCCCTTCGTAATGTCAAACCTATTCATAATCTGTTTTTTTACATCAAAATCATTAATCGGATAGAACAATACAAACGGTGCGGTATCCAAATCCATATCATACCCGATTTTCTGTGTGGCAGCATGGTGTTTATTATGCATGCTATTCCACATTGAACCGTCGGCGAGAAGACCGAATCCAATAAACACATCCTGCACAATCTTGTCGGTCTTTATATTGCCAGTAAACGAATTATGTCCCCCTTCATGTTGGACCCATCCGCATCTACCACTGAAAAGTCCTAAAAGCACGATGGACGCAGCAATACTATATTGCATGGACCAGATGGCAAACGAATAAATCGCAAATAATTCGAGGATACGGTAAGTGATGTGCGAATAAGAGGGTGCGAAAAACCCGCGGTCCTCTAGCGATTTTCTAAATCTAGCAAAATCAATCAACATTTTCTGTTCGGTCGTCGTCTCTTCGACCCCAGTAAGTTCGACTTTCGTTCGTGGCAACGACTGCAGAATTGCTCGCGCTTTCTTGGACCGATAATGAAACTCTTCGAATACATTCGTGGCATCTTGCCCTGCCATATACGTTATGATGTTTCCACCCGGGTGTTTATAGTCAGTAATGTCGTAAGAGTAGTCGCCAATGATTATATTCGTTTTTTTGTCCATTATATACCATTGAAGAATTTTATCCTCTAAGTCGTTCTGGACTTTTATTTTTCAAAAATAATAAATAACATTATTTGATTGCATAACATAAAGAATTATATGCAAAAAATAACAACATGTCGATTCCGATTGTTATATTTCATACTGGTGGCGCGCCAGATTATCTCGTTTCTTGTGTCAATATTTCATCGAAATCCAACCAAGTGTATCTGATTGGCGATGACAGCAATCAATCTACTTTCTCGAATACTCCGAACGTCCGGTTTTTTCATATCAATGACCTCTCAACAACCGAAATCGACCAATTCAAACGATGTTTCGTCAACTATAGTAGTAATGACGCCACCTATGAAATGAATTGTTTTTTGCGGGTTTTCTATCTAAAGTCGTTCTTCGAAAAAACCGGATTGGATTGGGCATTTCATACCGACAGCGATTGTATTGTCTTGGAAAACATAAACAAAATATTCAATTCCGATATCAAAACGGTTGCGTATTCGATTCATAGAACCACGAATGAATTCCATATGAGCGCATCCATACATAATGCGCTTCTCAACCGAGATTTTTGCAATATATTCGTGGAATTGTGTTTTGATATATATCAGAGCAAAACAAAGTTCGGTTTAATTGAGAGGAAGATACAATGGCATCAAGAAACCGGAATGCCAGGCGGGATTTGTGATATGACGCTTTATTATTTGATTCAGAGTGAGAGGATGATTTCCCCTATAATCGATTTAAACGAACCGTTGGAATATGATGGGTCCCATATTGTGTTCGATTTGCATTACTCGGAGTCATATGGATATAATGGCGACTATACATATGCGATGGAAGATTGGCACAAACAAATCGTAAAACGAGATGGCAACTGCTATTTTACCTTGAAAGATGCTGCCGATCAAGAAATTCGAGCAGCAAGTATTCATTTCCAAGGACAAAATGCAAAACGGGTGTTGGAAAACGAATTTGGGTTACCTCCAGACACGTTCTTTTAAAAACGTATTGAATTCATCCTCTTGTATTTTCGCATTTTCATCGTCTGCTATAAATCGAATTTCCACTGACATTCGAGTTGTATCGTCGTTGTCGTTGGAAGAGCACCCGTGTATCAAATACGGTGAAAACAAGATAAATTCATCCTCTCGTGGATTCGGTTGAATCATGTGGAGAGGTTGTTTGCTTCTCAGAATCGCATCCACTGAATATTTTTTGCCGCTACTTGGAAAATAAGCACCGCCTTGGGTAACGACCAAATCGCGTTCATTCCAAAGATGACTCCCCGATTGCATCGCAAGTGACGACTTTTCGTTCGACCCGACAATCGGCACATAGATATTGACAATGTTCCGATAAAAATCGAGGTAAATGTCGCGATGGCACGGGTTGTAGTCGGTATTCGTTACGGACGATGGGCGACAAATGCGTACCCATATATCATCGTTGAATATCTTGACTTGCCGTCCAAGTATCCCGGAAACACGGAACTCCATATACTCTGCAAACTCTTGTATTTCAGGCGATTCTGTCTTTTTCCAGGGCATCGCATTGATGATGCGGGTATGGTCTTCGTCGTTTATATGCGAATGGTATCTCTCTAAATCGATTTTGCGAGAGGTGACCTCGGCGATTTTGGATTCGACCATGGATTTCAAGAATTCATTGTAGTATCTACCTAACGAGAATATTTCGTGTCCATCATCATTGAAGTCCGTGTTTTCTAGGAGATTCGTATCCTCTCGCAAAATAACACGATCCTCTCCCCAATCGTAGTTCGAATATACATACGCATCCAAATAATAAATGTAATCCGATGATTCGATTTCTTTTAGTCTGCGGTAGACAAATAGAGGAATGTTTTCATAAATATACAAATCGTCAAAAGGGATTAACAAACTCACTTCTATGCCGTCACTGCGGTCAGAAGAAAACGAGAGGTTCGAGACAAAATCGACTATGTTGTTTGGAACCTCTCTCGATTCTATCATGGCATTCACTTTTGTGGGGAGTCCTCCTTTTTGAATACATTCCGCAATGTTGTATTTACTCGAACTCAATAGAAACTCATTGGTTGATAAAAATAGGGTGCAAATACATTCGCCCGTTGTTTCATTTTCATAATATCGAGAGGACGATATGGGGTACGCACTTGCTTTATGGAAGGTCCATTCCGGGAAAAATCTGCCAACAATATGCTGTGACTCTAAGATATCTGCGTCGTTGAAAACAACGACTCCTGAATCAAAAATGTGTTTATGATAATCTAACCATATTGGTAGCAATTGGATATTGCATTCTATATTTAAAATTGCGTGTACTTTTAATGACATACTATAGATTTTGTAAATAATTCGCGTTTATGCTGTTTTTTTTGTAGTTGTTGGTTTCGGTACGCGGACAGTTTTTCCGATTCGGATTGTTTTTGGAACTAATTGAATTGCAGGTCCTTCTTCTATGGGAAAGTCGTCGGTTACTTCTACTGGTTCTTTTGTTGCACTTTTAGATACTTCGTCTGCAACCTTGTCGGATTCTTTTGAATCTACTGGGGGTTCATAGACTCGAATCGTGATTTGGTTCTCGCCTAGTGGACGAATGAAATGCGCGGGTTCTTTTTTCGCTTCTTCTTGTCGTTTGGGGGGAATGTATTCCTGTTTCTTCTCTTCTTGTTCTTGCTCTTTTGATGCGATGGTTTGTCTTTTGCTGAAATCTTTTGCGATTTTACTGATACCCTCGTCGTCGGATACTTCACCTTCTTCCAAGGAACTTGTTCCGACCAAGGAACTTGTTCCGACAGAGGAACGACCTAAGACGCGCGCTTCGACAGAGGAACGACCAGAGGAATCCGGGGTCTCATCGCCATAAACCATCGGAACAACCAACGCAGCACCAGTTCTACATTTCGACGGTTCAACCGAGGGCATCTTATCCTCTATCAGTTTCGTGATTTTTTCCGCAGCAACATGTCTTACCTTCCTAAATATAAAGTACCGATTCAAGAAGGATATGAACTTCTCGTCCTCCGTCATATCCGGAGCAGTTCCATATCGATTCGTCGATTCGCGTGTTGTTTCTGCCATCATATCGTAATACAATCCTTCAAACATACCTGTTCCGCCGTTCGGGAATCCAAATTGCGTTGCCTCCTCTCGATTCATCAATACAAACCCGTAATTCTCCATGACACGTCGGAAGAAGTCGAAGTTCACCAAATACTCGACAATATGCTGCCCAATACTTTCTTGGTAGACGCTTACCGAGTACCCGAGCGACAATTCGTCATCCGGGAACGCGGTGTAATCATACATCTTCGTTATCTGGAAAACGCGGTTCCCATACCTGGAAATACTGAACGAATCGCCGCAAGATTTGTTTCGCAGCAAATTGAATACGGTTTTGCCGTCCCAACAGGTTCCTACGAAGACACCGCCAACACGAGTACATTCTGCCACATTCCTCACGAAATTATGCATCGACCTCACATTCTCGAAGAAATAATGGAGCGCAAATTGGCATGAACTGATATTGAACCCTTCTTGCGCGATTCCATACGCCTTGTATACATTCGCGCCTAAATCCGCGCGCACTTTTGGTCCCTCGCCGAACACTGCCTTCGCAATCATCTTCTCTTTGTGCCCATCGAACGCTTCGCCAGACCGGATATTACGTGCAGAGTTGCCGTGTAAGAATAGAGCATCGAACATTCCGCTGTATTTAGACGATTCAGTCAAATAACGCGCACACGCACCATCGGACCGGTTCATGATATTGTCTTTGCTGACATCGATCCCAAAAACGAATCCGAGTTTTGCCGTGCGCCATTTCGACAAATCGCCTGCCTTACCCACTGCAAAATCAATCAGCGTATCTTTGCGATTGGAGGTTCCCGATACAAGACGCATCTTCACATAGAGGTTGTGGAAATCGCGGAGACCGCGGGTAGTCGATTCGGTGGACCGGCGATTGTAGTAGACATCCTCTCCCACAGACTCCGGTTTCGGTATATCTTCACCCGTGCTCAACATCTTCTCTGTAATCGGATTATGGATCGAATACCAATTGTTGTTTGCCGTGGCAAAGTCGTTGCCGAAACTCTGTTTCTTTCTTCTAAACGGGTTACCTCCCGCAAGAGAACTCATTTGCGCGGTCTTATCATATCGAACGCGGAGAGGAATCCAGCGCCAAGCGCCTTTTCTCGACCCGTCATACCGGAATTCGACAATCATGTTCTCTTCGAAATAATCGCCTTCCTCTGTGCGCATATAGAAATTGTTGGAGCGGTCTTCGAACAGATTGACATTGCAGAGACATGCTTTGGGGTCTGCCGGATTCGTCGGTATAAATGGTCGGGCACCATACGTTGATTCCGGTCTTACCTCTTCGTCTTCGTCGATTGTGCTCTCATTCTTGTTAGAAAACTCTCCTTCGACCAACTGCTGAAACGGATTTATATATCCGTGTTTCTTCTCGTTGAATCCGCAGTGCAATACTAACGTCTTGTATTGGGTTACCGACATGTTCGAGTCTAGGTGAGTTCCATTCTCGAACTCTGTTCCGATAAAATCGCGACCTTTGTCGTCTTTCTTTAGGCGAACCAGGAAATCGATGGTATTGAATTCGGCAGGTTTCCATTTGAACGAACGGTCCCATGTATGTTTGTAGAGAGGTCCAGACACGGTAGATGGACCACCACCTACCCCGTATTCCGTCGGCGTAAATATCAACCCATCCGTATTGTACTCGAACAACCCGTCTTTCATCTTGGATAGGATATTGCCGCATTTATGGAAAATGTCACTCCATTTACCGGAAGACCCGACGTAGAATTCCTTGCATTGAACTCGGATAGCACATGTGTTGAACTTTGAAGAGGTCGACTGCTCTGGTTTTCCTGTATCTGTTTTGGTAGGTTTGCCCTTGTCTAAAATAGAGAACGGTTTCAACATTTCAATTGCCTGTGACATGATTTTCCAGCGGTACGTTTTTGGTTTGCGCTCTTCCTCCTCTCGCATACGTTCTTCAATACCACTCCCTTTCAACCCAGCAAATTCATTCGGGTCGTTGATGAATGGGAAATCACGGGTCGATTTCTTGTTTACGTAATAGACATCAAATATCGCAAATAAATTGATGAATTTACCGGTCTTGTCGTATTTGATATGTTCCCCGTCAAAGAGAGAGAAGTAGAGTTTTTTCTCGGCAGTCATGGTTCCAGTGAATTGGACACGCATGTTCATATCGATGAAATAGAGTTTGCCGGATTCGTCGATGAGAAGCATCTTACGTTCACCGTCTGCCTTGTCTGTGACGGTATACCCGTAACGCAGGTTCGGGATTTGTGGTTTCGTTCCAATTTCGCCTTTGTGTTCGACAATATTCTCGATTTGCAATGTGCGAGAGGACGGACCAATGAAACTCGGAGGCGGTTGATATTTCTCGAACCTCTCTTCAGATGGATTCGTTTTTTCGTCAAATGTGTGTCCTTGGACGAGACTCTGGTAAGAATGGATTACCCGTTTTGTCTCTTGATTGCCTATCGGATAATTCGAACCTTGAATCGCACTCAATACAATACGAATTGCCTTGCGGACATCTACGAGTAATTTTGCGGCAGTATCATATTTCATTCCTTTACCTACCTGCGAATTGTCGATTTCCAACTCCACCTCGTAGGATTCGGGTTCTTGGAATACTTTCGCTTCTTGGATTGTATATTGCGGAATCATGATCTGTTTTTTTCCGGATGTTTTTGCAGAGGTTCGAAGAATCGTAATATCCGCGAAAACCGGTAATTCTGGATGCGAGAATCGGACACGGTTTAAATGACGGAAAACCTTCTTCGAATCTGCCCACCGTTTCGTTTCAATCATACTACGCACCAATTCGCTGTGAGGTCCCCACTCGTTCTCATACTGGTATCCGACGCGGAAACGGAAATCGTTATTATCCACCGGTCTGAATTTCGGTCCTCTCGCATCATCCGAATGAATAGGTATTTGTGTTTTTTGTGAGAACATGATTTTATTGACACTCGCGGAGAGGGTGGACGGCAAATTGAGAAGATGTTGGATACTATTGGTTTTGCAATATTCCTGGATTAGATCAACTCCGGTTATTTCTGCACGAATATTCGACTGTTTCGTAATTCCGGTTCTATCATCGACATAATCTGGAATCGCGCGTAATATATGGATCCCGTTTGGATTTGCAGTGGTAAAACCGGACGCGTAAAGGTGTTGAATGACCATATCGTAGTCGATTTTGGTGAGAGGCGCGCCACCGGGTCCTTGAAACCTGATCTCTAATTCCGGTTTTTTCCTTGTTACTGCAATCGCGGGGTTACTTGCTAAATAATGGGCAAAGACACGGTCCATTTCTTCTTTTGCGTCTTTCGTCGTATTATCATGATGATGCACTGAATCAGACAGAGAAGGACTGGGTTGTAACGGGGGGGGGTCCTTCATTATATCGGCACGTGTTGGGTTTGTTGAATTTGCCCTATATTCTGCCAATAGTCGTTTCATAATAAATATTTGGTAATAATGTGAAATATATAGTATTCTTTCATATTATTTATATTTTAGGTTGTTATCGGTTTCAATTTTTCAATTTTTCAATTCCACTCATTATCAGAAATGAAATTCATGTCTTTATGAATCGCCACTTTCACATCATTGTACACATCCTCCTTCTTACGACGTTTTTCCTTGTGGCGACCCTTCTCGTCAGTCTCCACCTGTTTGGTTGGAACATTTAACATTGCAGCGATTTCATCCAGTTCCTGTGTCTTGTAACTCGACATCGACCGGAGAGGACCCATCACTTTCGTTTTCATTATTTCTGAAATGATATCTTGTACAAGCGTCGGCGTTTTTTCCGCGGAATAAATAACATGCTTCATCGAAGTGGGTTTTGACGCATACAGCAAAATAACTTCCTCGTCTTTCACACCATTTCGCATCTTCGATGCGAAATCAGCGGCACTTGTCTCATTCATTTCCGCCCCCTTCCGCGAATCTTCGATTCGCTTATGTGGCGATTTGAATGAGAAAAGGTGTACATCAACTTCGACCATCGGAGAAAAGACACAATATGTTTTTTCATACACAACCATAATCGGTTTATTGTAATATGCCGCATAAGCAATACAGAAGTCGAGTTTATCTTCCTTCGCCACCAACATAGACCCCAAGAGTGCATGTGTCTGTTCAATAGTCAGTTTGGAATTTGTCTCTTTCAGGCGTTTCGGCGTGGATTTTAATGAGGCAACCACTTTCAAACGATGATCGACTTCCGCATTTGCCTTCGTACCCAAAAACGCCTCTTCTGGATGTTCCAGTTCGTATATTGCCCAAAACAGCGAATTCTTATGCTGTTGAAACCGAGGTTTTCTTTCTTCCAATACGATTTCTTTTTTTTCTGACACTAGAACCTTAACGGGTTCTGTGACTGCATGTTGGTCATTCGATTTGCAAGATGGATGAGAATCAATGTCGTTATTCACAATATTTGACTGGAAACGTTTCATACGCTCATCCGTCAACATAAGCGGCAATAATTCTCGAACATATTCATCGTCGACTTGTACTTTAGAATTACCAAATATAACTTGATTCAGGTATACGTTACTCATTCGTTATAATATTCATAAATATACTAAAAATTCGTTTCTTTAGTATATTATTGATTGTTTTTCTTTAAGTATTTTTGCAAATATATAAATCCTATGCATTCACGCCGATGTGTGAGGACTCGCCTTCGCACGTAAAAAATACTTCTTGGTACTTTTTCTTCTGCTCTTCTGCCAACATAAGGGCATTTTCTTGATCTTCTACATAAGAAACGAATTTAAGTAGATCGTCGATTGTCTCTTTTGGTACACATGAGAGGTTGATATTCACATTGCCATACTTTGGTTCATTTATGGTGACGGTTGGGTACTTAACTAGTATATTCAGGCATTGAATGTGCCGGTCTTTTGGCATCTTTTCGATCTTGGTTCGCAGCGTTTCCAATGTAAAAAAATCAAATGTATTCATTAAAAATAGAGGTTCAATCGTATTATAATATAGGTTAGGTTATTAAATATTTATATTGTTTTATTCTCAAGTCTCTGTGTCTTTCGGTGCAGAAGGGTTTTGTAGAGTGGGAATGCTAATTTGCGCAGGTTCTTCTGGATTTTGATTGTATTGTTCGGGTTCCTCCTCCTCTGGGTCGATGAATTCGTCGTCATCTTCTAAAACCGTAATTTTTGGTTTCTTATGTTCGGTTCTTTGGTCTTGCCTTTGGTCGTTCCTTTGGTCGTGCCTTTGGTCGTTCCTTAGTCCTTTCCCATTCTCAACCAGCGACGCGATAGCAACGATATACGGGTCATTCAACTCAAACCGTTTTCCAATAATACGAACCTTAATTTTGTCCTCCTCCTTGATGTCTCCGAACTGGCGATTCGCATAATTATGGTCTCTCGCCACAAATATTTTCATAGGTATAATATCCCCCGTAACGACCTCCGCATGAATGCCTGCTTTTGTAATCGTTTTCGTGGTACATTCCACCATCTGCCCTTCAACCGGGTTGCAAATCGAACATTCAAATACTACCTGGAATTCAATCATATTCATTTTGACAACCCCGGACGAATATGTTATGATTTTAAGAGTTCTTGGTTCTACAAACCCTTCCGGAATACATTTCCCCTCGATTCTCCGTCTGATTTTGCTTTCCAGATTCTGTTTCGTTGTATCGCCGATTTCGCTCATTTTGAGATGGACTTTCGTCGATATCATATTCCTAGCGTAAACACTATATTCATTCTTTTTCTGGGTTTGATCATTACGAGGTCTATAGTTTCGCTGGGTTGTTGCCATTTTGTTCAGAGAGTCGAATTAATAATATAATATTCTGCAGATTTTATATTGTTTATACATTACGTAAATTCTCAATTCAATTTTATGAGTTCAAAAATTGAACAATCGAACGACTTGGCAGGGGGTTGAATATATCAAAATACTAGCATGTCTACTGATATTATACCCCCGCCTCGTCCATTACAAGAACGCATCACGTTCTTGCCTTGCGACTTTGAATATTTATCATGCTCAAGTAGAGAATTCGTGAAAGACGCATACGACGTCCTTTCGCGGAAAGAATTATGGCAACCTTTTAGACTCGAATTGTTGATGAGAGGTGTGTGTTCGATAACCGGGTTCATGTTTACCGAAAATCCAGTTTATAATAAAGTACAATCCGAGATTGCATCTACGGACGTCGGTTGTCTCCATTCGGGATGTAGCATGGCATTTGTTATGCGCGAAATGGAGTTTATCGCATTGAATGGCGAACCTGCCTATAAACAAAGATGGCAACAAAACCGGTAAGAAATTAGATAGCAGTAGAATAATCCGTGATTTTGCTATGAATTGCCTGCTCTGGCGTTAAGTAATATACATTCCGTTTTTTTCTGTCGTCGTGGAATTTCCGAAGAACCATTTCCAGAACAACGCATAAAGACCCGGAATACATAAGCGAACTCGTATTTTCTTCTGTATACATTTTTGACCCTACGACGCGATTCAACATATCAATGATTGGCGCTTTTCCGCCAGAACGTTCACACCGGCGCCCTTTTTTATTACGCTTCAGATGAATGTCTTTGTAGTAGAATGCCATGTCTTGGTCTTTGAACTGAATCATATATCCAACTATATCGTTGAGCATCTTATTATCCACCAAATATTTTGCTATATCGTCCTTAAATGTTTCCGCGTCAAATTTGTCGCCTTCTTTCCATTCCATATCGTCGTCTTTGTCCCGCACAATTAATTGAGCATCCTCTCTGTTCGCAATATAAACGCCCTCTCTTGATCCAGAACGCATGACGGAATCTCGGAAATAAGACGCGATGTGGGATTCGATTTCCGGGTCCACACTAAACCCCTGGTCGTCTATTGTCCTCTCAAACAGCGTTCTCTTCGTCCGGTAATCCGCAGAATCCAAATAATGATAAATCACATACTTTATTATTTGCGACTCTTGAAATCCATACACAATGTGGAGATGTTCTAGTGCTTTACTCGTATTTTTATACCAGTTCGTCTCCGTCGATTTAATTGCGTGATTTTGTTTGATTGTTTCTATAAGTTCGCGCACATACTTTATCGTTTCTCCATAGGACACTGGTTCAAAATGGTGAGATGGTTTTTCGGTATTTTTTACGATATGTTTCTTCGTATTCGGATTGACGGTCTTTTCGCCTACACGATTCGGTAGTTCCAGTATGATGTTGCCGCGTTTGTATTCTACCGGAACCGATCTATCTCTGACAGACGACCTAGCATCTGTGATTTCGACCGGTTGAAACTCGTAATATTTGCCGCGATTTAGCAAATACCCAAACCTGCCATATTTGTCAAACAACACCATATTGCGATTGTCCACGAATCGACTCAATGCATAGTATATTTGCGCGATTGGATAGACACGGACTACATTGATAGCAGCACATATTTGATCCAATGTATAAATATGCCTCTCGCGATATAGTTCTTTAATACGTCCAATAATATAATAAATATTGCTTTGTAGGTTTTGCTCGGTATAACTCTGTGTATTCTCTTCTTCGTCTCCTTCTTTCGGTGCAGGCGCTTTCGGTCGGCATTGGTAATCGCAAGACATATAGTCGCATATTTCTGACCCATCCAAATCGCCGATCTGGAAATCAACCTCTCGTAGTTCTCCCGAAACCCCGTTTTTAGAAGATAATTCCAGACGAATGTTTTGATTCGCTGCCAGTTTCGACAGTTTTTCTGCAGTGAAATTCGTTTGTCCTATATGCAAGATACAATCCGCCGCGGTCTCCTTGAGAAGACGCGTGACTTTTCCAATTTGCATTGCCTTCTTCTCTGCCAATCGATACAAATACAAGTCTGCTGCTTCCTCCTCTGCGCCTTCGATGAAGGTGGAATGCAGATAAATTTGGACATTGCGTTTCCGGAAAGGGAGGGAACAGTGACTCAAATTACGAACCCCGCGACCAATAATCTGTTCAATGCGATTCATATTGAACCACGGTTCCATAATATGGATTTGCCGGATTGCCTTGAAATCGAGTCCCTCTGACCCCGCTTTCGAAATAATGACGACTTTCACTTTCGACCCGTCCATATTATTCGAATTCGTGGCATACTTCACATCCTCTGTATTGGACGGCGAGAGTCCCTTGTCGCCAGTAATCATGATATACTGTGCAGGTTGGAACAAATCGGGGTTCGGCATTTCACTCCGGGGAAGCATCGAGAGGGCGTCAATCGGAGAGGTCGGTGTCTTCTTGAATAAATGACGATGTCTTCCTGCGAATCCGTGACTATATCGAGAGAACCCCATTTCCTCTAAAGCAAGAGCAATGGGCACCACGCCACCGTCGATATATTGCGAGTATATCAGCACAATTCCTTCGCTCCTCTTAATCTCCTTACAGATTTCCGCAATTTTCACAGAGTATTTAGGAATATTTTCCGGGGAGAAGATACGTCCGTGTTTCTTCAATGTGACAGGTTGATATTCGTAGTCGTGTTTGAGAGGTTCGTCGTTCTCCATTGTGGCAAACGAAACCACTTTCGCTAGACCTGTACCTCCCACCGCGTTTTGGAAAAGGTCGTCGCTGTATTGGTTTGCACGGTCACTCGTCCGCAACATTTGCGAAATGTCTTCATCTGGATAAACAATATTGAGCGATTCGAGAGGACGCTGCAAAAGTGTATAACCGAATGATTCCATATTATCGAAATTGGGCATTTCGCGGTAAATTCCGGCGTTTGTATAGAACCCGTGCGATTTGCGGCGCATATAGTCGATGATGGAGAGGTAGACTTGCATTTGATAGGTTGTCCTCTCAACACGATTCACATAGACATTGATGTTTTGAATCGGGGAATCGATTTCGATGCCGTTCATTTGGATGCGTGGGTAGACGAAAGACTTTAGCGCGTTTTCCGGCGAGAAGACGGTGGGATAGAGACGGTAGGGGAACGTGTATGGGTTTTCGCCGCGGACATAGGAGACATACCCAGTCAATTTGCGACGGAGAAGTTCTTCGCCGGATTCGTTCGAATCCTCTTTGCTTGAATCCCCTTTGTTTGAATCCCCTTTGTCCGATTCTTTAAACGTCCCGTCATTCTCAAAAACATTGCTTGTTTGTATCAGAGACCTTCCATCATTCGAATTCAAGAGGTTCGTTATCCAAATGATTTCCCGATAAGAGTTGAACATCGGCGTAGCAGAGAGGAGAAGAAGACGTAATCCTCTCGCATGTTTGACCACGTTCATCAACACCGCAGCAACTTGCTGCATTTCCTTACGATTGCTGTCGTCTGCTAAACGGATATTATGCACCTCGTCAAAAATGATTAAGCGTTCATCGAAGAATTTGCGTATGTTGTTCTCCTCTTGTGCTTTTTTGTCGGGTTCGTCCGGTCCGACAAGCATATGTGCTCTTGCAATATTTGCAAATTGTATGTATCCCAAAAATGCATAATTTTCATTAATGAGCGAATTGATATTGCTAATCAACTTCTCGCGACTCAGATTGTGAATACTATTCGGGTTGATTTCATTGATAAGCGAGTTCCCAACACACGACTCGATGTTCCAAGTAAATTCATTTGGATTTGCGGCGTTGGTCACTTTCGTCAATTTCCTCTCGTCAAACAATTGTTGACGGAAATTGCCTTGGACATTGGGAGAGGCAACCACAAATATTTGCCGTTTTAGTCCAGTGCGTTTCATATATTGTCGCATTTCTTCTGCCACACCAATCGCAGAGCACGTTTTTCCAGTGCCGAGACCGTGATAAAGCAGCATACCCTTATACGGAGTGTCTGCGGACAAGAAATTCTTGACGAATACCTGATGTGGACTCAATTCAAACTTTGCTTTGCATAATAGATCTGCTTGCTTCTCAATGTCGCGTATTTGTCCATCGTATTGTGCATCCTGGAACTCTTTTTTCAATGCGATTTTTATATTAAAGTCGGGATCGTTTAAATCTGGATAAAGATAGTCATGATGTTCGAGAGGATGTTTGCGGTCTAACTTATCTTTTTCGTCTAAAAAACGGTTCATAGTAGATTTTACGGCAGGTTTTTTTGCGTCTTTGTCCTCTCGTGGTTTCTTCTCCTCTTCTTTGGAATGAATGACGATCTTCTGCTTTTTTCCAATGGAATCAACCGGAACACAATCGCCTGATTTGTTTCGGCGAGTACCTTTAGGGCATCTTTTCGGTTTCTTGGATGGGTTCTCATTTTCGGGTTCTTGCCCCATGTCATTGAGAGGAAGTTCCATTGGTTCCGGAATTTTCCCGTCGTCGAACCCAAACTCCGCAAAATATTTTTGAAAGTCGTCGTCCGTTGGTTTTTCGCCTTTCATTATTTTTTCAGCGATAAAAGATTCGATATCATCTTGTGTTTGGTTTGGCGTTGGGTTTGATTTTGCATTTTTAACAGAATGTGCCTTTACCGTTGATCGAATATATTTTCGTTTTGGTTTTGGTATTGGTTTTGGTTTATCTGACATATTGTATAAATTTATCGTTCTTATACAATACTGGGACATTCTCCCTACGAGAATCCTTTCGCTAAGAATACCAAGAATACCATATTTACATAACAGGGGTCTGTCAAGTTGGTTTAGACCAGACGTTAATTCTTCATCGGTGTAGATAAAAAAGTACTAGATAACATTTTTTCAACCGCGACCAATAACCGTCTCTTCTCAACATTGTAAGATCGAATCGCGTTATAACATTCCTCGAATGTCATCCACGCAGATTCGCTCACTTCGCATGCCTGTATATGTCGCATGGTCAACGTTTCGGAATAATTCATATACGTTACGTAGTATTTGTGTTTGTAAGATTTGTAATTCGACCCAGTAAATATTTCTTCAAACGGTTGAACGTTCTTTAGCAATATTAATTTGTCTAGACTATACCCCGTTTCTTCGCAAAACTCGCGAACGGCACAGTCATAATCGCGTTCTTGATAATTTCTACGACCTTTAGGGAAACCCCATTCTGCCTCTGTCCACATATCTTCTGTCATTTTAATCAATTCTTCTAAAGTGTAACATTCGGTTTTCGTATATATTCCAGACTTTAGCGTTTCAAACTTGTTTCTTGAACTTTGCTCTTCCGCTTTATAAGGATCCGTTGCGTTTAGCGAAGAATGCGGTTCACCGATGACACCTTGAATCCCCCATAAATCATTCCACAGTTTGCTAAATGGTTCATTTATAAGTCGGCGTTTCTCGTCATTTGTCATTTGCTTTATCATATTTAGTATGTATTCTTTGTTGTATATCGAATACTTACCTCTTATAAAATCCACAAACCCAAGTGTATCTTTGCGACGGATCAGCAAATATTCCCGCGTATTATTTTTACTTGGGTTTTTGCGGTATGCTATTATTCCATAACTAATTATTGGAGATTTACACTGATGAAATGAGTGTCCATTTTTCCCACAATTATTACAATATGAACTCATTTAGGTAGTATTTTGAGTCAGAGTGCTGTGTTATTTAGTGGGGTGTGTTTATATAGATATTTAATTTTGCATTTATCCTGACCTAAATGAACAAACATCGGGATAAAAGACTGATTGAAAAACGCGCGGTATATGACTCGCATATATGGGGACCACATTTCTGGTTCTTTCTACATGCAATTGCGATGAATTACCCGGATCGCCCAAATGAGGTTACGAAACGTAAATATTACGACTTGATACAGAATATGCCTGTATTTATCCCGAGTGCGGATATGGGGAATCGATTTAGTCGTCTTCTCGATAAGTATCCCGTGACGCCTTATTTAGACAAACGCGAATCGTTTATTCGATGGACCGTTTTCATCCATAACAAGATTAATAATTTTCTAGGGAAACCGGAAATGGAATTGAGTGATGCGATTGATAATTACAATAATGCGTATGTTCCGGAAAAGTTGGAATTGTACGGGGAAACGTCTATGAAAAAGAACATCGTCTATCTGTATTCCACGATCATTTTTGCGTTGTTTCTGATTGCGTATATTGTTTATATTTAGCGTCTAGTCATATGGGTATTTGCCCATATGACCATACGTTAGAGAGTCTGGCGTTTTGTATGCCGGCGTCCTTCTTTAGGGGACATTGCCAACCGGTAAGCGCGAGAGGTTTTGTGGTCGCATCCTCTCTCCAATATCGCATAATCGATCGCGGATGCTTTACCGCCGGTAATGGAACTTGCTAACCTGGCAAGTCCCCAAGACCTCGCGGTCTGATTCGGTCGAGAACCTGACGAATAATAGGCACCTTCTCCTTTTTTCACTATTTGTTTTAACGCAGCAATACTACACTTCGTTTTGTTTGCTAGTTCTCGGTTTGGAAGTATCCTCTCGACATTGTACATTTTTTCCGCGCGAACGATATGGTCGGATTTTTTGCTTTTGAAGGAAGCGACTTTTGGGCGCGGAATATATTTGCCGGTTTTGTATGATTTCCTCGAACGCAACAATCCGAGTAATTGTTTTTTGCGGTCTTTCCGCGTCAATTGCGACGGCAAATATCTGATAGGAACCCTTATGGACCGTGTATGATTGATACCGGACATGTTCTATATATAATTATTCATACATATAGAAAGTTAGTAATGTATTATTATAATAGACGTCATTATGCGGGTTCCATTGAGTAAACTATTTCACTACGTGATTTCAATATGCACTAAATATGGGATTGATGAGTCGCATAGTTTAGGACATAGTATGCGCGTGTTTCAATTTGCAGAGCAGATTGCCGCGATGGAACCTTTTTATATTGCAAATCCAATTGCGTTCGAAGAACATAGACCGATTATTCATGCGGCAGCGATATTGCATGATACTTGCGATAAGAAATACCGGAATGAGGCAGAAGGAATATTGGAAATACGCGATCTTTTGCTGCCGATTATGCCTGTCAGTCAAATAACCACGACACTGAGTATTATTGAGACAATGTCTTACTCGAAAGTCAAGGCAAATGGAATGCCAAATTTGGGGAAATACAATACGGCGTACAATGTTGTGAGGGAGGCAGATTTACTGGATGCGTATGATTTTGATAGGTCGATGATTTATCATATGCATCGGAATGGGAAAACGGCAGAGGATGCGTATAAAGACGCACATGATTTGTTTGAGAAGCGGGTTTTGAGGCATGAGGTGGATGGGTATCTGAAGACGAAATATGCGATGGAGATGCATCCGGTGTTGTCGAAGAATGCGGTGGTAAGGATGGGGCATTGGAGAAAGACATTGAAGATGTCGACATGAAAAAGACATTGAATATGTCGACATGAAAAAGACATTGAATATGTCGACGTGAAAAGACATTGAAGATGTCGACATGAAAAAGACATTATGAAAAGGGTCCGATCCATATGACATACGAGAATGCATTGACTGCACTAAATCTCGCAATAATATAACTAAATGCGAATCGAAATCATATTGTTTCTCATTGCCGCCGCAATAATGGCAAATATTTATACAGAAGGGAAATTGGTCCGCTCGCTCACCAAATACAAGAAATACTATCAAATGGCAGGGGTCGCATTCGCTGCCTTGGCAATCTACGTTCTGTTCAAGAAAAATCCCGACCGGGCACGCGATTTGGTGTTCACTTCCAATGAGTATTTGAAGTACATGCCGGTCGACAAAAATGCATCGAGTATTTTGAACCCGATATTGGATTTCACCTCTAAATATAGTGGAGGTGCTATGGCAGGCGCGGCATCGTTCGGAGGCGAGTTTGGACATGCACATCCGATTTTGAACTTGGGAGGCGGAAGACAAGAGTATGCCGAGGCGCGTATCACGAAATCTGGGGGTCCAAGCGCATCGAATTCGACCGGAGAAGAACCCAAAGTGAAAGCAACAAAACGCTCCGTCAGTGAAACCAAGAAGAAATATGTTGCTGCCCAACAGGGATGGAAATGCGGCAATTGCGCCAAACAATTACCTGCTTGGTTCGAGGTGGATCATAAAATTCGACTCGAACATGGCGGAAGCAACCACATTAACAATTTAGTGGCGCTTTGCCGTGACTGCCACGGGGAGAAGACCGCGATGGAAAATCTGTAATCCATATTACCAGAAATTCGTCAGCAAATCCATTCTAGGAGGTAGATTTGGATTATCACATATTTTGATTTTTGTAATCGTCACATTATTACGATTAAACAAATCGCGTCCTTCTTTTATCGCAGCATTGATATTTTCTTTGCTAGTAAACTCCTCTTGATTGTATTCTTGGTGCCCGAAGTGCTCGAGTTTGTTGCGAATGAATTCCGAATCACCGAAATAACTCAGATGCCATCCTGCGTTTGGAATCGCGAACTCGCAACTCCACCGGCATGCGCTCTGCATAGCAACCCATGCTTTCAGCAAACAACATGCGGTCCATTTACCTAAATACGTCGTCAAGTTGTAGTAGTAGAAATCCATTTCGAGTGTATGTCGGTCGCCGGTTATTTTGCCGGCGCGCACATCGCGAATCACATCCGGATTCACAATTTCGTCCAAATCAGAACACACCACATAATCGTTTGCGTCGATTCCTGGCACGTGTTGTAGTCCACGGGGAATACCTTGCTCTCGTTGAAATGCTTCGTTTTCCCATTGTCTACCGTCGGTCACTTTTTCTTTATGGGGGAAATCGTCGACGACTACATGCACGATTTTATGCAAGAATTTCGCGAACCTAGGTTTGTTATCTTCAAAGTGGAGAGGTTTGGGAATACCCGTGTGCGTATGTGTCGCTTCGACCAACACAAAATAATCGACATACGGCGATAGCGTTTCTAGACGGTAATTCAACATATCTAGTTCATTATAAAACACAAATGCATCTATGATTTTCATTACATGAGAACCCGCATTCGGGGGTGCAAAAGGAGTCTCGTATGCCATTATACTATTGTTTGTGAACTATGTCGATTTGATTTTACCGCGAAACTCATCTATGTCAAATCTCTGTAATCTGTCATTAAATATATAATAAGAAAACGTATACTACTATGTCCGATGAAGAAAATGATAAATATAAAAATAAAGGAGCGTTATTGAAATATTTTATAGAATTAACCAAATCCGAATCGAGACAGGACGTGATGAACGTTCTTCTTGGATTTGCCGCAATTTCGCTATCGTGCGCGGTATTTTATATTGCGGCGAATGATCCCAAAGCAATGACCGACCAGTTCTATCTTTATTGCCTTTTCGGTGTTTTACCTGCGGCGATTGGAATGTTTTTAGCAGCAAAACTAGTTGGCGGTCCGATAACGACCAATAAATTTTATTTTTACGCAGGTACGATTTTCACTTTTATTATTTCGGTTTACCTATTTCGCCGAACAATGAACCCGGGTAGTGTTCAAACGGCATCGTATGCATTAGGGGGTCTGATTTTTCTGATTATGATTTTAGGTTTAGCAATTATATATCGCATATTTGTACGAACCGTCATTAACACGCGTGGATGGTTAGGATTTTTCCTAAAGTTCTTGTTTCTGATCCCGTGTTTGGTAATCGATTTGCTAGAAACTGTTTTCGCGGAACTTAAAATCGCCCCCAAAATGGTAATTGTCCTCTTTATATTAGAAATTTTACTTATATTAGCATACATTTATATTCCTAGGATTTCAAAAATGTCGACGAATTCGGTGGTTCTTTTAGACAAACCGCTGTTTTTGACGAATGTTCAATCCATCGGAAAAGCAAGTCAATTGTTTATGGACGTAAATGAAGTGGATAATCCGTCTAAAGCGACGGACACGATTCGGCAGAATTATTCCATATCGATGTGGATATACATCAATCAACATTCAAAAACATTTGCGGCATATTCAAAGGAGACGAATGTATTTAGATATGGTTATCCGAATTCTGCCATTGGACATCCAAGGATTGCCTATTTTAACGACATACATGATACTAACAAAACAGACAAGTTGATTGTTTATGTAAATGACGCGGTCTCAACAAACGATCCTTCCGGGGGAATCTTGTTGGATATGATACCGCAATCTTGGAACCAGGTGGTTATTAGTTACAATAAATCGGTGGTTGATATTTTTATAAATGGCGATTTAGTGAAAAGTGAACCGTTGTCGCATGAGGCAAGACCGGAATACAATGTGGGGGATATAATCGAAGTCGGAGAAGGCGACAATACATATATTGGCGGTGGGTTGCATGGGTCTATTTGCAATGTGGTATACCATAAATCCCCGTTGACACTTTTTCAAGTTGCAGGCGAATATAATCTAAACCGATATAGAACTCCGCCGACTCATATTCAGTAATATAGTGAGATGAACTCCAAAACAAGGAACAAAATACTGACATATTCTATATTTGATAGTTGAAATATGAATACAGTTTTGATTATATTTTTAGTTTTCGTAATTATACTTGCAATTTACCTTGTAGCGCAATTCTATAATCCAAATTATTTAATAAAGAATTCTGCCAAGTTGAATATTTCGAATACGTCTACGCCGAGTAGTGCTACCCAAACAATTATACCAGTGACTTCGATTGATAATCCCGGGTCAGTTCGGTATTTTTACGAAGGATGGTTCTTTATCAATACAAATGCGCCAATTCAAACTGCCAATGTTTTGTTTAATCGAGGTAATAATTTTGTGGTGACATTGACTGGCAGTACGTTGAATCTGTATATAAATACGACTGCAACGAATTCGAGTTCGAAGGGGGTTAGTTCGGTCGGCGTATTAGATACAAACGGATTAACTCCTCTCATTTCTGTTCCAAATTTCCCATTCCAAAAATGGTGTCAACTGGTGATTAATGTAGATGGAACTTCGGTAGATTTATATATTGATGGTAAATTTGTGCAAAATGTTAAAAGTTCCACACTGATTAATGCGAATTTAACCGACCCGATTTCATATGGAAATCAATATACTATTGGACATGTGGCAAGATTTAGAAGACCGGATACTTCGATTAATCCTCAAGGGGTTTGGAGTAGTTACATGAATGGAAGTGGACAAAATTATTCTATAACAAGTTATCATTTGAACGCGCAAGTGACAAAGAATAAACATGTGACTATTGACCAACGGTTGATCTAAGGATCTTACCAAAGGTTGATCTAAGGATCTTACCAAAGGTTGATCTACGATCTTACCATCATATATTTCGTATATTATGAACGAAATATATGAAATAACTATATATTCGGAATAATAATGAACTATTTAGCAATTGGATTAGGAATTATACTTATTATTACTATCTACTACTTTTACTACTATATGACAAATACTACGTTGACTTCTGGGTTACAAGAATTGAAAAAACCATTAACCATTCCCTACGAAAAGTTAATAAACCCGAATTCAATGACATATAGTTATCAAACATGGGTATACTTATCAAGTCCAACGGCAACCTCGACTAAAATATTTTACAGAGGAAATAATTCCGGCGCAACTGCGTACTCTGAGTTTGAAGTCGACATAAGTGGACAAACCCTTATATTGCAAGCAGGATCAGGTTCATCTTCACCTAACCAAGTTATGACGATTACTACAAATTTTCCTATACAAAAATGGACATATTTAGTAATAAATGTATCCAACTTGAAAACGTTTGAAGCATACATAAATGGAAAGTTAGCAAAAACGGTGAATGTGTCGAGTGGAAATTCGTTAGTTCCGACATTCCGTACAAGTAGTCTCTATATAGGAGACACTACATTGAATGGTTACGTCACGAAGTTTACTCGCCTGCCGAAAGTATTAGACGCGAAAACCATATGGGAGAACTATTTAAGTGGTAATGGATTAAGCAGTTTCTTAGCATCATTGATGCCGTATGGACTCAACATGAGCATTTCAAACGGAGAAGACGTTGTTCGTGTTGTGAATATGTGGTAAATTGGAACACTCCTCTATAACAGTCGATGCTTCGTATTATATTTGCGGAAAACACACATCGTGTTATGCTTGTCGCTCTGATATTCTCTCTAATATCTGGTTATTAAAATATACGAATCATGTCTGATTATTTAAACAACGCAAAGGCATCAATTGGAAATACAGCAGAATCGATTCAACAGAGTTTACCCGATACAACCCAAGTTGCAACAAGCATTTCCGACAGTGCCAATTCATTTAGAGAATCTGCCCAAACAGCAACAGAGGACTTTTCGTCGCAAGGCGTGATGAATGCAAGTCAAGAGTTTTTAAATTCAAACAGCATCATTGCCCGTTTCGTCTTTGTCATCTTAGTCCTAATCGTTTTTATGATTTTGCTGAATCTCGGAATGGGTTTAGTCGCTTATTTCGTTACCCCTAGCAAGAGTCCTTACATTATTCATGGCATGTTGCCGGGGTCGGGTTATACTGTTTATCCGCAAGACCCGGCAAGTGGAACCGCGGTTGTTTATAGATCAAATAACCAGACAGGTGGAATCGAATTTACTTGGGCAATTTGGTTAAAAGTCGATGCAATTCCAGTTGATACAAATTACCACACGGTTTTTGTCAAGGGGACGGACCAATATACCCCGAATGGGGTGGCGACCGTAAATAATGGTCCGGGACTTTATTTATACAAAAATACCGACGACAAAGCAGATGGGAAGAACTCGTCTCAATTGAGTTTGTTGTACCAAATGGATGTGGTTTCTCCCGATGCCAGCGGGCAATATACGCCTCAACAAGCAATTATTCCGAATCTCCCGATTGGCAAATGGTTCCATGTTGCCATTCGCATGCAAAACAAGACAATGGATTGCTACGTGAATGGTGTTATTTCGAGTCGGGTTTCATTTGGCGACTATATCCCGAAACAGAACTATGATCCGATTGTGTATGCTGGAAACGGCGGGTTTGCTGGTGCTGCTTCGAATTTGCGTTATTACGACTATGCAATGTCGGTGTTTGAGATAAACAGTGTTGTTTATTATGGTCCCAACTTAAATTCTGCCGGAGGTGCGTCTAGCAGTTACTTCGATTATTTAGGACAAAGTTGGTACTCTGGAAATGTGCCGAATTAATAACCTCGGCATTCCTTTTGCATACGCTAACCCGATTTTTCATACATTTATTTGCAATAAACGTATGAAACTATGCTATATAACCTCGCACCATCAATATGACAGACTCGAGTTTTTGTCAACAGCGGAAATTAATGCAAATGTTTAATGTGCCTCTTAATCGGTTTACCCCAGTAAATCCGTATGCTGCAGGTAATTTTACGAAGATGCAACTAGATATGAGAAGAAAAGCAGAGGTTCTTAAATACAGTGCTAACAAGTCCTCTTCACAAACAAACAATTTAACAAAAAAACAGCAATTTGCTCTATTGATTAAAGGTGGAATCGCATCTCCATCCCAGGCAGTAATGTCAAGTGATTCCGTTACTTGCGATGCAGATGAAATGATTTTAACGCCGACAACTTCTTCTGATGTTCCTGGACCAGTGATGTACTTATATAACGATAAAACGGTTCCTCTCTATAATTATTCGGATTTCAATACTCGAACTTACCCGGATTTCATTCCAAATAATCTGGAACCATGGCAATTTGTGGCGAAATCCGATATTCTTGTATACGATAACGGAACAAGCATTCTTTATTACTTAATCATCAATAACAGTATTAGTAAATCCCTCTACGCTTATAACATTGTAACTCCGGTTGGATTAACCATGGCGGGGTCGATTCCGCCTGGATACGTTCCCCCTTCGGGGTTTAACGGAAATGTTTCTTTACAAATAAACAGTGCATCGTTATTGGTCTATTATAATAATGAATTAGTGAAAACTGTTTCCCCTACAACCTTATCTAATTTTGCTGTTGTAGTTAAAATACCGATAGTTAACACTAGTTCATCGTCGCTACCGTTTAGCGTTAAACAATTTATAGGTAACTTGGCATTTAACAATGTGCAACTCTATACTACGGCGTCATACGTATATACGTTTGTTTTGAGCGTTGATATAAACGTCAGTCAAAGTGATACTGGTGTAATTGATTATATTGCAGTAATTGCGAATATGTCAAAGTCAAATACATCGATTGCGACTGGGTGTTCAATAGTACAAGTAGGGCAAAATTCAGTCAATATGGGTTCTTCTATTACCGGGAAATAATAGATCGACTAAGGTTTCAAACACTCTGACTGACTCGCAAATATTTGCCCAGATATACATTTATCGTGTTCTGTCACTTCCACACATCCTCTTGTGCCCGAAAATTCGCCTACATAACACCAACCTGCTCTCGGTTTTTGTGTGCTGATTGGTGTGACGGTAGGTTCGGTCGATTGAACTGGCACTGGTTCTGGTATTGCTCTTGGATAGGTCCATGCTCCTATAGCATCACTTATGTCTATTTGTTTAGAAGCGTCGATCCCTGGATTGGTAGAATTCATAAGGAGGTCGCCAATTGAATGGGTCGTTCCTTTAGCAATATCGATTCCGAGAGTGGTTGTTCCTGCAACCACGTCAGCACTACCATTTATAAGTCCTCCCGCAGCAAATCCAATCATCGACAATAGGTCTTTAAACGCAGGAACGAGTGGTTCCGTTATAGTAGATACAATGGTCCCTAATAGTTTTAGCAAATTAATTCCAATTAGTGACAGGATGACTATGACAAGCAAAATGATAATAATCGCATTTTTGTTGCTAAATAGAGTCGCAAAACTATCTAGAATTGATGGATTGTCAGATGAATAGGCAGTTTCTTCTGATGCTCGAAATGGTTTACTTATGGTTTCGGTTTCTGACATTATATGAGTTAAGTATGCGAATGTTTATAATATAATAACACATTTTCAATGGTGGTTTGTGGGGCGAATGACGACTCGTAGTATTGCGAGTTATATTTTATTTTAGGATAATAAATGATTGCCTCTGGGTTTATTGAAAATTTCTTTTTTATTAGTTTAGCGCTTGTTTTTGTGCTAGTGCTTTTATTGGTATATCATTTTAAAAACAGAATCACCGTTGCAGAAAAGAAGAGTGATTCTATGTACGGACTGTTGACCGCGGTGGTAAAAGAAATTAAAACATTGAGAGGAATGTTCGGTTTAGGAGGAGTATCCGGACCGGTGACAGGCGAACCCGAACCCCCAAGTATAGAGGTGAAATCGAAAACTACCCCAGAAGTAAATGTGGGCGTATTATCTTGCAACGATTCACATGGCACGGTACAAAATGGATCCGCGAATATTCCTCCTACGGGCAACTCGAATAAATTTGCTGCTTTCCTTGAAAACGCCGGCGCGGAGGAACCGCGAGAAGTGATTACACTTGAATTCTCTGCATCAGATAATAAGATTGTTGTGTCGGATGTAGACGACAGCGACGAGGAAAGTGAAAGTGACAGTGACGAAGAAAGCATTAGCGATGATGAATCTACCGTGTCAGAAAAAGAGGAAGATGATGCTAAAGAATGCACCCTAGATGTTCAAGAAATCGATCTGAACAATGAACCGTCTGTTTCCGAATTGAATGACGAGACGGTGGTATCGGAACATGTACAAGAGGTAGACATCTCCAATATTCTTAGCGGGGTAAACTCGGATGAAATCGAAGTTAATTTAGTGGAAGCAAAACCAGAAATAGACAATACGTTGCCCCAACTACCATCCATCGAGCAACTTCGCAAGATGAATATTAATCAATTAAAAACGATTGCCTCTCAACATGGCATTTCAACTGACATAAGTAAGATGAAGAAACATGAACTAATTTCGTTGATTCGAGGCGGAGTCGATGCATAAATGAATCTTTATCGGTGTAAAATATAAGAACCCAAAAATGTTTACTTCATTCAACGACCAGGATTTAGATGGATTTGCGAAGCAAAAAATAGCAGTTGTTCATCCGAGTATACAAGAAATACCAACATCTGCTAGAGGTTATGCAGCAAACAATGTTTACCCCGGATTTCCGCCTTTGATGAATGACGGGCGAGCGTTGATTGCTTCTTGGCAACCTGAAGCGGTAGAAAATAACCATCTTCTCAAATCAAGTGGAGTAACTTCGAACTGGGAATACCGTAAATACTTGACGCACAATGCTCCTTCTATTATTCAACGCAATTTTAAGGAGGCGGAGAATGATTGTGGATATGTCGATTTAGATGTAAAACGAGGTAACAATTCTTCTTATTTGCCGATATTTGCTGGATTGCCTAAAACGTATTCTTCTCCTGCTCAATATGATTCGTATATTCAACCGGAGAATCAGTATGGACGGTTTGCGAGTGATTTGAAGACGAGTTATTTATCGCGTGAACAGTTGGCAGCGAGAACGGTGACGCCGGTGATTACTCAGGCAGAGTTATTGGAATGGGAAAAGAGTCGTTAGTCGTTAGACTCTGACGTGAAAAAGAGTCTTTAGTCGTTAGAATGAAAAAGAAAGAGTCGTATTTCGTGTTGCCCATACGACTAGTCGTTAATATAAACCGGAATTTTATATTAACCAACTTCATTATATCATGGCATCATCTACTATTATACGCTATTCATTTGGAGAGGATGATAAATATTTTTATGAATTTAAGTTCCACGGGTATTTAGTACCAGGGAGTGCGAATGTTATTACTACAGTTATGATGGTTCATACGAATATCAGAACAGATCCCCCTTCTTCAATTGACCCGTATATTCCTGACCTTGTTCAATTTATAGCAAAAAAATGCGTCGAGTATAACGCAAATTATGACGGGTTTCATAACTTTTTGATTCCGTATTCATTAGACGAATCTGCAAACATAGCACAACAAGTGAATGCGGCAATTGAAACCCTAAAATTGGGAAAATAAAGTACTACACGTGTTGATTGTGATTATCATAATCGCACTACCATTTATACACCATGGCAACATCGCATCCCATACAAGCGATTGCGGTATTCAATGACCGGAAAATAAAAGGAACCGTCGTTTTCACAGAGGACTTGAAGAAAGGCACGGTCATAATAGATATTGATTTGGAGGGATTAAAGAAATCCGGAAAACACGGATTCCATGTTCATGAATCTGGCGACCTCTCTGACCATTGCACAAGTATGTGTGCGCATTTCAACCCTTACGGTAAAACCCATGGTTGTCCTGGAATGAAAGCGCGGCATGTAGGCGATTTAGGAAATTTGGAAACAGACAATAATGGATTTGCTAGATATCGAATGGAAGACGACCATATAAAGTTGAGAGGAAGCAAAGCAAACATCATTGGGCGAGGACTAATTATACATGCAGATGAAGACGACTGTGGTCAGGGCAGAGACTCTGCAAGTCTGGCAAATGGAAATGCCGGCAAACGAATTGCTTGTGCTGTCATTGGGTATTCGAAGATGAATTTTGCTAAATGTTGAAGAATTTACGGACCCTGAATGTCTAGTCGTATTTTTTGTTGCCCTCCGATAAATGCTCGGGGAAGTTATCTTATGGCAACACATGACTCTCGAATACAAATGTTTGCCTTGCAATAAGATAAATAGTATTTGTCATGGAATACCATTCATCAACGCATGCGACTTATCAGTTTTGATGTGGGTATCAAAAACCTAGCATATTGTGTTTTTTCGTTATCGTCCTCTCCCAATTCGCAACTTACTTGGTCTATCCCGGAATGGAATTGTGCAAATCTCCTTGCATTTGACGCACCCGAACCGGTCGAAATAAAACCATGTTGCCACATGATAAAGGGTAAACGAAAATCCGACGCAGACCATCCTTGTAATAAAAACGCGAAATGGATGGCACCAACGGATGCAGACAAAGTATACTGCGAGATGCATGCCAAAACCCATACGGATTGGATTATCCCTAAAAAGGTCCATTCTACCTCTCATATCAACAAACTAAAATTACCGGAATTAGAGAAAGAACATACGAATTTGTTTCCGAATATATTCACACACGAACAAACTACCAAAAAACTGAAAAAATCGGAACTAGTTGAGAGGATAAATGCCTACTATGAATCGAGATGTTTTCGTCCTCTCAATGAAAACCCCCAAAAAACGAAAACCGCAGGGGAAATAGATTTAGTGACAATTGGACGTGCCATTCGCCGACAACTGGATGGAGACCTCGCGGTCGAAGGTGTTACACACGTGGTCATAGAAAACCAGATATCAACCATTGCTGCTAGGATGAAGACGATTCAGGGCATGATTGCACAGTATTTTATCATGCGGTTCGGCGACAAGGTTCATATTGAATTCGTGTCCTCTCATAATAAACTCAAAGGGTTTGATTTGTCGAAAGAAAAACGAGAGGACAAAGAAGAACATAAAACAGATTCGGAGACAATTTCATTCGATGCTCCGAAGTCCGTAAATCCTATACCATCCAAAAAGGATAAAACATCCTATAAAGCAAATAAATCGGACGGAATTGATATTTGCTGCCGGTTCTTTGAATCGAACCCGGAGATGAGAGGATGGAAGACCTATTTTGAGAAGTCGAAGAAACGCGACGATTTAGCAGATTGTTTTTTGCAAGGCGTTTGGTATCTGAAGTCCAACAAAATAATAAATTACGCGGACAACTTAAAAATAAATAGTGTAATCGTATCATAAACAAAACAATGGAAGTAATTGATATTGGTTTAGGCGATTTAGACCCAACTCCGATTACTCTCAATTTGCGCGACGATTTTGAACCAAAATCGGTGAATTTTGGTGGCGGAATTGAGATGTTTATGAATGACGACCAACGAAGCAATGGAAAACAGGTGAATGTCGATTTTTCGGATTTAGATAAATTGGAGTCGCAATTAAATCAGTTGTCTTCTTCTGCTCCTGCCGCTTCTTCGGATTCACTTTTTGGCGAAACGACGAAATCGATTAGCGGAATGGCGTCGAGTTTTTTTGGGTTCGGTTCATCGGAACCTGCCGCAAAACCCGCGAATAGTGGATACGAACACAACGATTCGAAATTAGGACAGTCGACAACAAGTAGTTTAGGAAACACGAAAACGTGGGATGGATTCACGAAAGTGGGAGACATACCTCCGTCGAACGGGTATTCGAAACCATCCTCTACAAACAACATGTCTGATCGTGAAAAGCGCAGAAAGAAGCGCGAGATGATTAAGAAATTGGATGAGTGGTATGAGTCAGGGCAGTTGAAACAGCGCCCGAGCAGTTTCACCCTGGATTCTCCTTATGAGGAAGTAGAGGATGAATACGAGGGTGCTCTCGAGGACAAGAGGAAGAAGGACAGTGTGAAGTTGCAAGGTTGGTGGTTCATTACTTTAGTGAATTCGCTCGAATATGCCAATGCTGCCTTTGACCCGTTCGGTGTCAGTTTGGATGGATGGGGCGAGAAGGTATCCGAGGATTTGCCGGAATATGAGGAGATATTTTCCGAGTTGCACGATAAATACAAGGGGGGTAAGATGGCGCCGGAAGTGTCGCTTATCATGCGTCTTGGATTTAGTGCTGCCGTTGTCGGGTTTTCGAACAAGGCACTATCCTCTGCTGCTCCTGCATTCGGTGATGTCATCAGACAAAGTCCCGAGTTGATGCGCACGTTCAATGATGCGACGGTGAAGGCACTGAGTCAACAGAGTCCCGGATTTGCGTTTGCATCGAATCTGATGAAACCATCGCAGGATGATGTGAGTACGTCGTTTGGACCGCCTCCTAAACCTATTGAGACCAAATCGCAACCACCGCCAGTGAGACCAGGGGCGATGCAGTTTAATCAAGAACCGGGGCGTAATTATGCGGCGACGGCAAATCCGATGAACAGACCCGATATCGCGTTAGGTCGCGGAGCGAGTATTAGTGCCGGAGTCGGGTCGAATGCTGCCAATGTGAGTGCCATGTTCAAAGAATCTGGCATCGATGTTGGTAATGGATATTCCGACTTGAGAAACCAAGCACACTCGTCTACCCCGAGTAGACCCGAAATGAGAGGACCGCAAAACGACGTGGATGATATTTTGTCTGGATTGAAGATGAAGACGATTAATATTCACGAACAACCAAGCACGAATACAGGTAGTGGTGTAAGAGTAGAAGACGAGTCGGTGGTCAGCATTTCTTCATTGCGTGATATGGCAAACATGGGGGTTCCTAAGAAGACAAATCGCCGTAAAAATGGATCCGACAAAAATACCATTTCGTTAGGAGATATCTAATCGCAGAGTTACGGTATTATATATTATTCATCAAATGTAAATTTGATGACTAATGACTCTAATGACTCTAATGACTAGTCATATACGATGGTCATATACGATGTTCATATGGGTATTTGCCCATATGATCAGACGTTAAAACCGCTTCAAGATATATATTCAAAATGGATGAAAATGACATACATCATTTTAGTGATAACGTAGAGTATTCGAATATAGACGACTTTATTGATAAACCTGTTTACATTCGAAGGCAAGTGCAGAGTTGTTCCGACTTTAGTCAGTTGCGTGGAAAAAATGCACAAACGTGTAAACAAATAGAACTCGACATCGATGTCGAGAGGACAAGTTCCTTCTTGAAATCCGAACTACGCACGTTTTCGATTCGAAAGAACCGAACGGAAAATTCCGATGCGTGGGGAGTAGGGGGGGAGATTCCATCCTCTCAAGATTCAGTAGAGGAATGGAACGAGGAAGACGATTCGTTTTCTATTAAAAAACATCGAAATGCGAATTCGTTCTCATCTAAATTCTATTCCACTCCAAAAACACTTAGTGCATCATTTACCAAGGTCGTGAATAATTTGTTTGAAAACCCCGACGGAAGAATGACTAGTTCTCAACGGGTCGCAATTTTAGCGTTCACCGCATTCGAAGCATATAGAACAATAATTAGCAGTTTTCTGACGGTGTTTGTTCCACAGAGTTGTAATGGGTATTCTTGTACTATTTTACAGAATATCGTACCGAAAGACAACCTGGAAACCGCGGCAATATCCATGAACACTTTCATGGCAGTATACTTTTGCTGGTTGTTTACGATTGAACGTATCCGAGAAACACTTGTAAAAAAGTATTTAATCGCAGATAAATCTTCTGCGACGGATAAAGACTATCTGATAAGTATGCTTTCTGAAATGAAACCGCATCAAAGACAACGAATACTTCGAATAAATCGTATCTACCGAATATTTGCACAGATTTTGCTAATTGTCTTTTTCGTAAACGCCGGGATTAGTTGTGTGGTTATACAGAAGAACTACTTGAATAATACGACCGTCATTGTTTTTATTACGAACACACTTTTCATGATCAACCGCATTCACAAAGCACTGAAGATCACATCCTCTGGTGAATATAATATATATTCTGCTTATCGGTCAGATAATTTGCTGTATAATCGATATCGAGGCGAGATTGCAAAGAATTATGGGTCGATCGTTATGGAATTGTAAAAAATTGAAAGACTTTTTATGTCTGTTATTTTGAAGACAGAACTTACGTGGAAACACAATTACTTGACAATCAGTCTCTCTCTTTCTCTCTCAACAATGAACATCAGCACTTTAAACATGAATTCCGAAATTCCTACTACGGTATTCTCATTCGTGAATCGGAATGTTAATATTATTCCGACGTATGATTCGCCGGTACGCTCTACTACGGAACCGGTTGCTCCTTGGGCACCACCTTCCCAAGGTATCCGGCGCACATTGTCTGCCGATGCGAACGCCATAAATCTATCTGCGAACTTCGAACGTGAATTCGAGGAAGACGAATTTATTCGGCGTATGGATTCTTTGGTGTTTCCTGATATGGATACCGACGACCTAGATAATAGTATGTACCAAGAACACTACACGATCCCGGAAGAACAACTCTATGGGGATGTAGACGACATAGATATTGTGCCGCATCCGAACATCACGCTCTTTCGCGGAGAAAACCCGGATCGTTCTGACGATGAAGAAATGATATTTGACTTGGACCAAGAAGGCGACGAGGACACCATCATTCCTACATACGTAGATCAAGTGCAGACGGATTTTGACGAATACGAATACGATGACGAGGGCGATACCGTCATTACAGAGGAAAATTGCCCGAGCATCAACGTCAAGGATGAAGAGGCAACACACAGCACCCAGTGCAGATTCGTCAAGATGGACTATCTCGAAACACAAAGTACGTACCCAATTCCCTGTGCAGTCTGTAAGAGAACGATGAAATACCATACCGTTTACGAGACAAATTGCGAGCATGCACTTTGCTGCCACTGCTGGATATCTCATGAAACCCGTTCGGACGAAAGATACGAATATGCTTACGACGAATTCATCATGTGCCCTATTCCCAGTTGTCGCAAAACGATTCGGAACACGACTGCCTACGTAGTAAAACCTGACATGTAATCTTTCCTATAATATGTTTATTTCTTTGCCACATGGACACAACAAGGTAAGTAATATTATTGTATTTGTATTTGTATTTGTAATAAAATAATAAATAGTTTTTTATCGTTCGGGATTTTGAGAGGAGGACGCATTTGGTCGAACCAACTGGGTATATGCATCTAGCAAATCGTTCATGTTGAATGCAAATTCGCTTTCATAATAACCCGATTCTGTGTTTACTGCGCCATTTACACTCGTTAATATACCAGAAAGAATCTGATTGATTGCTCTAGAGGAGGATGTGGTATGTGTGGTTGACCGATTATTTATGCTGTTGCCACTCGGGTCGGGTTGTGATAATGTAGACTCATCGGTCGTGTTGGTCGTGTTATTTGTTTGTTGCGACTGAGTAGGCAAAACGCTTGCTCTACAAACAGGACATCTGCTATGACGCTGAAACCATTCCATGAGAGGTTGGTGCCCGAATATATGTCTACAATTATTAATCTGCAAAATATTTTGTCCGGGTTCAAACTGATCCCAAGTAATCGGGCATCTGGTCTCATTCATCGATGCATCATACTGTATCAAATGCGTCGCGTTGGCAATCTGTTCATTCGTGATTCCTGTATCGGTCGGTTGGTCTGTCCTAGGTTCAAGCAGTTGGGTATAAATAAACCCTCGTCGAACATTCGACCTGTTAAGAGTAGGGGGAGTAGGGGGAGTGTATGAATAGGGCAGTTCTTCCTCATGTAGTCCTCTACGTTCGTATTCTTGTGATTCAGGCGAATACATGTCCGTTGTTATGTGAGAAACCCGGTCTAACCAATCATCCACATTTAGATTTGAAACGTTTCGGGTATTTGGGAAAACGTGATTTGATATGCCTAATTCGCATCCGATCAATCTAAACGCGCGTCTCATGTTTTCTTGATAGTCCTCCATTATATCCGATATCAACCTTAGACGTCTTCCTTGCAACTCATACCTCTGATAGTTTCGATTGTATGGAACATAATTTCCAGACGGATTCATCTAATATCAATAATACAATTAAACAAATGCCGATGTTTATATACATTTGGGAATACAGATTTTAATTATGACTTCATATCCATGTGGTTTAACCAATTTAGGAAACACGTGTTTTCTGAATTCATGTATACAATTATTAAATTATACTGAAGAACTTGCAAATATCTCTGACGATCCCTCTCATCCTTCAACAGATGATCATGCAGTATTCCAAGAGTGGAGAGAATTGCGTAAACTCATGATACATGCAAGAGGACAAATGCCCAATCCATCAGCAACTCCTGGTAAATTCGTGAGAACAATACACGAAGTCGCAAGAAAAAAAGGACGTGAACTTTTTACAGGGTGGGCGCAAAATGATTTACCGGAGTTTTTGCTATTTATGATTGAATGCATGCATAACTCCAAAAAACGCGCGGTTAAGATGAATATCAACGGGTTGCCAGAATCTGCCACAGATAGTTTAGCACTTCAGTGTTACAAAATGTTAAAAGATAACTACGAGAGGGGCGATTACTCGGAAATTTCGGACATTTTTTACGGTGTTTACGTGTCGCGTCTTCTTACGCCAGATGGGTCTGTTCACCATTCGAATAAACCGGAATCTTATTTCATCTTGGATTTGCCTATACCGGGGTCCTCTCGACAAACAACATTGATAGATTGTTTTGATGCATTTGTAGGAGATGAACTGTTGTCTGGATGGTTTAACGAGAAGACGAACAGGAAAGAACCGGTTCGGAAAAATATTGTATTCTGGAGTTTTCCAAATATTCTTGTGATCACGTTAAAGAGGTATTCGCCGGACGGAAGAAATAAGAACAATGCATTGGTAGACTTTCCTCTCGACAATCTAGATTTATCGAAATATATTGTTGGGTATAAGGCAAGTTCATATAAATACAAACTGTTTGGGGTTGCAAATCATATGGGAGGTATTATGGGCGGGCATTATACTGCTTTTGGCAGAACGGAACGTGCCCTCGGCAGAACGGAACCAGACGACAATACATGGTACTGTTTCAACGATGCTCATGTAAGTGAAATCGACCCTCGAATGGTAGTTTCGCCGTCTGCTTATTGTCTTTTTTATCGAAAGAAATGATGGAACATGGTATATAAAATATAATCAAATATATTATAAATCAATGAGTGGTAATCAGATTACATCTAATATAACAACAACACCTAAAAATACGACTTCGGCACCTACGACAACCACCACCTCACCAGATTCATCGAAACTAAATACCGACACCTTATTTCAAATATTTACGGATTCAAATATAGTTATTATTCTATGGTTTTTAGTAGTATATTTTGTGGTGTATTTGATATTGAACATCGTTCGCGGGAAAGACGGAGTGCGAAGTTCACTTTCAAGATGGGTTGATATTGTTGCGTTACTGTGCGTTCTCATTTACATAGCATTTACCTATTTTGATAAATCCGAAGATGAGAAGAAAAAAATGATCTCAAACATGTATTCTGATTTCAAGACTTACTTGAACTCGCCTTTAACCATCATTTCAGTAGGGTTCTTTATATTTACGTTTTACATTGTTATTTACATTTTGTCAATTCCAATGGATTCGTTCGGGAAACCAATCATAATATCGATTATTGAAAACGGCGCATGGATATTTTTCGCATTGGTATTGTTCTCCACATTTTTGAAATATGTTGCAAACGTTTCATTGACTGATTTTATGGACAATGTCGGAAATAAATTACAAGAAAAAGCAGACAGCGTAACTTCACCGTCGTCATATACAATTAATAACGTATTTAACTCTCAAACTATAATCGGAAACACAATATCTGGTAATACATCCGTATCGTCGCCGAAAGTTCCAGTCAAACTAGATGAAGTTTTTAACATCGGAAATAATATGTTTACCTACGATGATGCGCAATCGGTATGTGCCTCTTATGGTGCTAGACTTGCCACTTACGATGAGATTGAGGCGACATATAATAATGGGGGCGAATGGTGTAACTACGGATGGTCCGATGGTCAAGCAGCGTACTTCCCGACACAGAAATCGACCTGGAAAAATTTGCAGCAGTCTGAGACGACTAAGCATGCGTGTGGAAGACCTGGTGTGAATGGAGGATATATTGATAACCCGAATATTCGATTTGGAGTCAACTGCTTTGGACAAAAACCGAAACCATCTACTTCCGATTTAGCGACAATGTCTTCTGGCGTTGGTATTACCATTCCGAAGAAACCGGAAGATACTTTGCTAGAGCAGAAGATCGAATTCTGGAAGAACAACCGGGAGAAGTTGCTGAAAATCAATAGTTACAATAATAACAAGTGGTCTATGTATTAAGCAAGGGAACCCATGGTTCCCTTCGGAACCCTCCTTCAAGGGAACCAAGGTTACTACGAAGTGCCTTCGGAACCCTCCTTTGAAGGGAACCAAGGTTACTACGAAGTGCCTTCTGAACCCTCCTTCAAGGGAACTACGTTCCCTTCGGAACCCTCCTTTTTATACCGCACCGAAGGTGCGGTCTTGGCAGCGCATTCGCGCTGTCTTAAGTCATGTGAACATTAAATAATTATTCATATGACTAATAATAAATGTGTCGCGAATGCGACACCACGACCGCACCTTCGGTGCGGTATAAAAAGGAGGGTTTCGAAGGGAACCATTGGTTCCCTTGTTTCGAAGTGACTATGGTTCCCTGGATTGTTTCCAGTTGTTCCAACTGATATTCTTCGGTTCTTGTTGTTGAGTGGGGGTCGGGTTCTCCTCCTCTCGTTGTTTATCCAACTTATCCCCCAACCGCACCGCACTATCCACATACAACTCCTTCAATATCTTCCCCACCATCACCGACCCTTCATTCTGATCCAACTGCCCCTGCTCTATCAACTCCAGAACCCGAATCAACTTGACCATAATCATCAGATTCAACTCATCCTTCACCAACTTGTGAAACAAATCAGTATACAAATTGTACATGAGAGGCGCAGCAATTTTACACATTTCGGTGAATTGATCCGGACTCAATTGTCGCAATTCCTGGTTGGCGCGTTTCAACTTCTCAATATCGCGCATACCATCCAACAATAGTCCGCTATGTTTTAGGCGTCGAATATCCTCTGTATGGTCCACATAGTCTTGGTTCTGTGCCAACATCTTTTTCAAATTCAACTTCTCTTCCGTATTCATATTTCTATATATACGGAATTTGATGCATTATATGTTTATATGCGTTAATAAGCGTAATGCATTATTATTTATCTACTTTATGAAAACATGAGTTCCCATATTTCCCAAATTCTATCGAATTTTAAACTATTTAGTCAAAACGCCGAAACAATTCCAAATAAATCTTTGCCGATAGAAAGTACCATTAAGTACAAATTGACCTTGGGATTTCTTATTGTGGTTGTCATCTTATTGGTGTACTTTAAACGAGAAGCAGTGAGTAAAGTAGTTGCAGGTTGGGTGAACGTTTCAAGTGTAAACGATTTTTTAGGCAATCTCTGGATAAACACGCATTTAACCTCCGCTGGCGAATTGGCATCTACCTATGTTCCTAAAGAGTTTTCAGAGGTTTTGAGCGAATCCGTGATCGACTCTTTACCGTCTGTATAACTAACCACGAATCGGCAGGCATATATGCTAGTCCTTAGCGTCTAGTCGTATGGGCAAAAACCCATACGACTAACGTATATGACTAGTAGTGTTTTCCGTTGCCCATGGGCAACAAAAAATACGACTAGTCATTAGACGTTAGAATCTCTGTAATATATAAAAATTATGAACAGCGAACCGATCACAAATCAACCTCCCATCAACCCACCCCCTAATAATGTAGGTGTTTCGCCATCCAGTCTATTTGAACAAATATACAATGGTGCATTTGGAACAATGAAGTGGTTTGTTGGATTGCGATGGTATGTAATTTTGTGTATAGTGGTATTTGGGTCGTATCTTTTTTTTCAAATGGAATATGCGATTGAGACCCGACGTATTTCGAGAGAACTTAAGAGAGGCGAAACGAAGAAAAAGATCACGGAAGATGATGATGAACCGACGGATCAAAAGGAAGGCATGAATAAAAAGGAAGGCATGGCATCGTATAATCGGGTTGATAAGATAAAAGGCATTCTTCGACAGAATAATATAGAACACACAAAGAAACGGGTGTCGTTCTATAATGAAAATACGTCGAGCAATACAGTAAACCCCATATCGCAAATTTATAATTGGTGGATATTGCCTTGGGCATATGTGTTATTTAGAAGTATTGGTATTCATATCCATTGATATGGACACCCTCATATGACTAACTAACTAACTCAAAATGAAAATATGACAAATATGTATATAAAATGGCAAAAACGAATCCCGTGTTTATTCTAATAGGCGTTTTAGTGGTAGCATTTGTCGTATTGCTTCTATCTTCTCCTGGGGTTGTTCCGTATGATAACAAGAAACGTAATTATGCAGAGGCAATGAAACCAATTGAGAATAGTGCGGCGTCTTCCAATCCCGTTCCAGTTTCTACTAAACAGAGTGGAAATAATAGCGCGAGCAGTGGAGATGGAATCGCGTCTGTGGTCTCTAACATGTTGCCGTCGTTTGGTACAGAAAACTTTGAACCAATGGTAGATGAACCGAAATCAGTTCAATACGGTCCTTTTCGGGATTCCGAAATCATTGATAGATTTAGTCAAGTTACTTCGAATGGGAAGGATGGAGTGGATGGGTGCGTTTCTTCCGGGTTGACTAATGCGGGCGGATATATTTGCTTAACGCCGGATTTGATTCAAATGTTGAAGACGAGAGGCGGGAACGCAAAGGGAACCTAGCAAGGGAACCAAGGTTCCCTTCGAAACCCTCCTTTTTATACCGCACCTTCGGTGCGGTCTCGGCAGCGCGAATGCGCTGCCTTAAGTCATGTGAACATTAAATAATTATTCATATGACTAATAATAAATGTGTCGCGAATGCGACACCACAACCGCACC